TCCTTCTCTCTCTGTTGAGCTTCACTCGTCTGTCTTGACTTCTCGATAGCTTTATTACCCCATTCAATAACGTCAGGGATATTATTCATATTTCTATCTTTCTCTTCATCAAAACCAGAAGCAACAATAGTAGCTTTAAGAATATCATTCTCTCTATCAAGTTGATTCTCCATAGCCTCAAACTCTCTAGCCTCTCTCTTATCTTGTAATTGAGCCTGAACAGCTTGATCTCTTGATTCTCTTTCAGCTTGAGCTTGTTGAGCTTGACTCTGTTCAAGTCTAACCTCTCCATTCTCAATATATTCAATACCTTCAATAAGAGAAGCAGATCTGTATAATTTAGCCAAGTCAGAAAGATTAACCTTACCCTGTTGTAAAGCAGCTTCTGCCAATGCTTCAATGCGCATTTTATTTCTCTTATCTTTAGAGTAGTTAGAGATAAACACTCCAATATCAGAATCCATTAACATCTCTCCGTCAACAAGTAAAGATTGTACTGTATTGTCTTTCGACATATAAGTGAATCTTTTCCCTCCAGCAGTAGTAAACTTAGACATCTCAATATAAGCTGTTAATACAGCTTGTTTAATCTCGTCATGTCTAAAGAAGTAATGCTCAGTAATATAGCCTGAATTAATTAAAGCTGTATTAAGACCAGTAGTAGTTTCATATTGAGAAGTGGAGCCAAGTTGTTGTGGGTTCATTCCGCACACTTGGTCCATCAGGAACTCAATCTTAGCCATAATACCAATATACTGTTGTACTACGTTAGCTAAAGACAAGTCTATACTCTGGAACTGATTAAACCTAGAAACAGAGTTAGGATCTCCATCTCTACCTTCTTCCATTGAGTTAATCCAAGCAATACCAAGGTTATCAAAGTAGTACATCCATTGCTTCATGTCTATACCGTTTGATTTAGGTATCTGAGCCAAGTCAAACACCATCTTCTTACCTTTTGCTTTAGCTATCTCATTTTCAAGTCTTAACCAGATAGTATTATACAACATCTGATACGGAGCAAGTAAATCAACTATACTTGTCGCTTCAGAGTTTAAGTTATTATACAATCCACCAATATAAGGAGACCACACCTCTGTAGGGCTGTCAATCTTTCTCATTTGGTTTCTACAAGGATTAATGTCAACATAGATGTCAGCGCCAATCTTATGTCCCATCCAATATTCTGGCAACCATTGCCACTCTAAAGTAGCCCCAATAGCTTTAAGCTCTTCTGTTAGCTTGAATGAATCATCTACGTCTTCCGTCATTGGCATCCCAGATTCAGGATCAACATACGAAAGATATCCAATCTTCTTCATTGACTTCCACACACAAGTAACAACTCTAATGTTTCCATTGTATCGTTGATTTACATTGTATGTATCTAAATCCTTCATTGTAGCCGCATCATACGCGAATCCAGGGTACATGATATTGTTACTCATTGAGTTAACAATCTCCCCATCATCAAGCATCTTCAGTTGAGCTTCAGTAAGGTATAATCCAAATTCATCTATAACTTCCCCTCTTGACATGAAGCGTTCCTCTCTCTGCCAATCAGATAAGTGAACCCATTCAGTCTCAGGCCCTTTTTCAAACTCAAAGTTTAATGGGTTTACAACCCTTAAAGACGTCCTTCCATTTACCGCCCCAACATAATAAACCTCTTCTGAAGCTATTGCGGCATGGCTGAATCCTTTGTTAAACTTAGCCGGCAATCTATCTGAGTGCATTGCATCTTCAACTATCACTGAAGCGTAATGTTCTCTGATGTCTCTAATTGTTCTGCCGGTGTTCATTTGTTTCTTAAGCTCCTTGAAAGAAAGGATTGAATCCATCTTTTGCTCAATCTCTGGATCATTTGGATCAAGCTGAAAAATAGCCATTAACTTCTGCTGTGTAGTCATTAACAACTCTTGTGTCTGTTGTTCTACCTTAGAGTTAACAACGTGGCCACCAACTCCAACAACATGGTAATCAAACGGTCGCTCTAACTCTTCCCCAACCAATCTATCAACCCTAATCCTTACTAAGTTATAGTCTCTAAGCTTAGAAGGAGAACCTCCAAACTGTCCGCCAAACTTAAAAGGGTCTGTCACATACTTATAATTCTCCTCATTTATTCTGGAGTTCATTAAGTCATAGTTAGCCTGTTTGCTTTGCTTAGATGAACGACCATTCCTCTTCAAAGAGAAAGCCATACCATCAACAGCATCAACACATTGCTCTCTCCATTTGTCAGTCTTCTTTGACAAAGGAAGCATCTGTTGAGGTAAATACCTCTGGATATTAATGTCTGTACTCATTTATTCAAATAGTTTTTCTTCAAGAAAGAAATCCTTTCTAATCTTTTTACCCGAACCTTCCTCTATCTTTATGTAATGATGTTGGAGTCTATTGCATATAAGTAATAAGAACGCTATTACACGGTCAAAGTTACCTGTCTTATTATACGATATCAACTCCTTCAACAAACCAGCAGAGAATATCTTGTTTACTCCAAGAACACCAGCTTCATCTTCTTCATTAAGCCAGTCCCTCGCGTAAATCTCAAGCTCCTCCTTAATCTTGTTTGTCATATGTATGCCGTAATCCCTATCTACATTACTCTTTTCTGTAGCCTTAAGAAATGTAGGCATTTTTGCTAACAAATGTAACGATTTTTTTTGCTTAAAGTGAAACTTCATTGAATTTTTCTCATTCTCGTACAGATTGGTAGCGTTATAATAAGCACACAATCTCCTAACATTCTCATGGTGTTCTTCTGCCCTATCAGGTCTTGCAGTGTATTCAGCAACAATAAACTCCCTCGCGCTGCCGTGTCTAAAGTCGCCAATCTTATAGATAAAAGTAGATCCTAACGAAACTGAGTTAGGAGCCTTGTCTTGGTCATAGGGGTCTGTCGCTGCAATATACATACCATAAGGAATCTCTCCAGGTGCCGGGTGTTCCCATATCTGTACTGAACCAGTGGTATCATCTGTAGATTTCATTGGAAACCCACAAGCTCTTTTCTTGTTATGTAAATCCGGAGACCACTTAACGCCATACGTAGCATTAGGATCCGAAACTAAATCACCTAGTTGTCCATTTACTTGAGGAATATCGCAGTTTTCTACAAACTTCAACTGATCAATTAAGTCTGCAATAGGGAATATGTTACCTCCGGATATTAAGAAAGCTTCAGAAGGCACAATAGGGTTGTTTTGTAGTTCATTATTCAACGGTTCTTTACTTGAACCTGAAGCCAACTTGTCCCTCTTGCTGTCAATATATTTCATTGCCTGTTCCTTCTTAGTGAACAGGTTATTGTCTTTGAAGTCATTCAAGCCTTTATAGTAAGGCAAGAAGTAACCTATCTTCTTTGCTGAGCCTTCAAAAGCATCAGAAAATCCTAAACAGTCAAACTGCTCAGGGTTATAGAATATCTCTTTAAGCTGTTCTGTAGCTCCAGAGATCATTTCACCACCGGTACCAAAAACCCATATAACTCCAAATTTAGAAGAGGAGTTCATGGTATTCTCTTTCAAGGCACCCATGGCATCAATAAGGTTAGACATAAAACCTGCCTCTTCAATAAAGACTAAGTTGTTACGCAAACCGTTACCTGCTGTAGCCTTCTCTTGGAATGTTCTATGTGATATCATAGAACCACTACCCTTCACCTTACCAGTCTTCAAGTCTTTAACACTTGCCAACATATCCTTACCAGGCATCAATGACCCTGAAGTTTCATGCTGGAAAGGAGCCATATAGTACATATCCCCCTCTTCAAAAGAACCATATAGGTTATTATACCCATCAAGGAACTTATCAAGCAAACCCTTGCTATACTTAGCATCAAACGCTCCAACAAGAGAAGAACTTCGTAAAGGCTCCCCTGCTTTTTTAGCATCTACATACTGTTCATATCCTTCAGCTCCATCTGTAATAAAGTTATGACATAACAAAGCCGCAGCAAAGAAAGACTTACCAGTACCCCTGGCCTCAAGGTCAACAACATTCTTAGCTTCGTTCTTATATAAAGGAATACCACTTAGATTGTGGCTATCCCAAAGATAACTCAACGCGTCTACATACTCCTTAAAAGAACCATCTTCTTTAAACACTGTAACATCAAGGAAGTGAAACCTATAGTCTTCTTTTATAGCTTCAAAGTCTCCATTATACTCTTCGTTAAGTTCTTTTACAAGCCTAACACAGGTCTTTTCTTTATCATCACTGAAGCCAGAAAAGCCTTTAGCTACAAGATAGATATAGGCTTTCTCCCATTCATTATCTCGTAGCCAAGGCCTTCCTAATATCTCCTGTTTAGAAAACCTATCTTTCTTAACCTTAATCTTGAAGTGGTTAACATAGAAGTAAAGAACCCCAGGGCAATAATACCCTCCAGCCCACATACCATCAAAGACTCTTCTCTTCTCGTCCTTCCAGTATATCTTGTACTCCATACTTTTAGGATGAAAGATTGGAGCCTCGTTGAAAGTATATAAACTAGGATTTCTCATTCGCTTCTCTCTCTCTTCTTTCTTCTAAACTACCATAACTAAGTCTACATAAAGCAGTGAAGTCCATTTTGTCCCTCTCTTCTTCTGATAACTTATAAAACTCAGGTCTAGCGTGCTTAACACGCCTTCTTAATGTCCACACTCCAAGGCCAGGTAATATTATACTCTTAACCTCTGGATCGTCCATCATCTTAGTTATCAAGTCAAACTGAGCCATAAACACTAAGTCTATATCCTCCGGCTTTAACTTAGTACCATCAGCACTAACTCCACCAAGTCTCTCAATAACTCTCTTATAAATTTTTAATCTTTGCTGTGTTAACATATCTAGTCTATCATTTCTTGTGTTGAAACCTTACTTCCTTTAGCTTTACCCTCTTCAACCATAAGTTGATTATAGATAATATTATAATGCTCGAACAACTGCTTAGTATTCTTAAGCATCTCGTCCAACATCTTAGTATTTCCTTTTACCTCTTTATCATTCTCTTCATCATAATAATCTCCAGTAAAAGGAGTAGCCTCAAGAAACTTATCCCTTTCATTAAGCTTCTCTTCCCAAACTCTCAAACTTCTCCTAAGCTTAGTCTCACACAAAGCCCTCCACATCTCAATATACTCTTCAAACTTCTTGTGGTTCTTGGCATAATACTCAGGATCTCCAAATAAAGACTGACCAAGAATAGTAAACTTACCATGCTTACCATAATCCGCCATATCATAATATATACTCTTGTAGTCAGTAGTTAGTGCTATAAACCACATAAACTTACTAGAAGTCATCTTCCCTATACTCTTATCCGCTTCGTACTGCTTCCTAAACAAAGGAACAGTCTTCAGGTCAGGGTGCAAAGTCCAGAAACTCTTAGTAAAATCCTGACTATTCAATAAACTCTTCTTCGCTGACATCTCCTAATTCAAATTTAATGTTTAACTCTGTTCTTGGCAGCAATAAGTCATTCAACCTATAACTGTCTGTTTCCCTATCATAAAGGAAACAGCCCTTATCCCTAAGTGACTTCAAATGGTTATTGAAAGAACTTATAGATAAATCCCTTCTCAACTCAACCTTACTCTTAACAGAAAACAACTCAAGCTCTGGATAATCAGATTCAACAAGTAGCTTCCTGTATAAAATAACAAACCTTACCAATAAGATAAACTCTGTATCGGTAAGGTCTACAACACCCTTAAAGAATCTAAGGTAAGAGTCGACAAAGGATTCCTCACTGTGAATAGAAATCCTTATCATATCCTTACCCTTTTATCCTAGAGGCTACTCTGTGGAAGTCAACAAGAACATAAACCTTACCATCAAAAGATATCTCTTCAAAAACACAACCGTTCTTAAATAGCAACATATCTCCAACAACAGGAAAATCATCATTCTTTTCTGAAGCCACAGAAACAGCAACAACTTTCATTACTAACTCCTTCTTAGCGTCTTCAGACTCAAGAGCTAAACCCTTAAATAAATCAGGCTTATCCTTGTCTTTCACTTCAAAAGGATCAACTTTCTTCATAGCCTTATAATATAAATCATTAGGCTCCAATAAAATACTGTTCCCAAAAGGAACTAATCTACATTCTTCTGTCTTCTCTTTCATGTTCTATCTAAATTAAATTACTTTTTCTTACTCTTAACAATCTCAGAAGGATTTATCATTTCTACCTTCTCCTCTTTATCAGTATTGTCATCCTTAGTAAAGATTTCTCTGACAGCTTCAACAGCAGATTCAAGTACCGAGGGTTTCTCCTCCTTCTTAATCTCCTTCTTCCCAATAACAATCTTACCATCAGTAATCTCTTTAACCTCTAACTCAACTCCAGAAGCATCAACAACAGTGAAACTGTACCCGTTATACTTCTCCATAATAGACTTAAATTCATTTGCAATCATATAGCGTATTTGTTTTTAACTTTATCTACAATTCTATACGGAACACTGTTAACCCCAGATCTATAAGCTTTATCAGTAGGTATCGTAACTCCATATCCAGCCGGGATATCCTTCCAAGGATTCTCCTTCTTCTCCTTATTCTTTCCTTTCTTTCCCATTATCTATAATATTAAGCACAATACTAAAAAAAAATCCCAACAATTGCAAACACAATTGAAGGGATTAATTACAGATAGACAGAAAGAACACTACAAACATAAATAAAAAACAAATATTTACCCATCATTATGTCCAATTTGCCATTAACGAACAATTAATAGAGCTATTTTGTGTTGCCCTTTTTACTTAAATCATCAAATACACTAGTGCAATCTTTATGGAAAAACTTAGACTTCCTTGCTAAAGTAGGATTCATCATTATCCATACACATTCCTTCCCATCCTTCATACCTCTTATGTAGTATATTATAGATTCTTCAAATAATCTCTTCATAAAACTAGCATATTTATTCCTGCTATAATCAAGATCACTCATTAAAGTGTCTTTAGTATGGTATTGCTTAGTCTTCTTGTCAAACAATATATTATAACACGACTTAACCATGTCACACATCTGAAAAATCCTCCCACACTCAACAACACTAAACTTACTTTGAATAAACTCCCTAGCCCTAGAGTCAATTACAACGTATTCATTGTAATTAACAACAACCATGTCCTCGTTCTTGTCCCTCTTATTTACCTTCTCCAAGTAAACATTACCCTGCTCGTCAGACAACAACTCGCCAGTCTCAATATTAACATATTTACTAGCATCTATAAACTCCCTTTTTGTTTCTTTCTTCTTCATACTTGCACCATTTTTGGTGCAATATAAGGGTTTTTAACGAAAAAGTGCACCATTTTTGGTGCAATATTTTTCCACAAATACACACTAAACAATCTCAACATCAGTCACTTACAACAAAAAACAAAATCTATTCTATATTAGTATATTAGAGAGTATATCTAAACTAAACAACAAATACAACTAGTGTTAATGAAAATAAAAAAGGAAGAACCATATCAAGTAATGCGTGCACCTTGGAAAAATTAAGGATAATGCGTACGAGTAGGCTTGACTACCGTTCAACCCCCGACTGTCATTGCGTTTTCGGAAGCCACCCTCGTTGTGGTGATCTAACTTTTTTTGAGAGGAAAACGAAGAGGGGGGGGGTAGTAGTAAAAAGAATGTTATTTAGTTAGAGAAGAGAGAGAGATGAATGAATCAAGCATCAACAAGAATGAAGAGAGAGTGACGACAGTCTACGACTGTCTGTTTGTTGACTTCAACAAAGTAATAAAGAAGTGAGTGATGTGTTGTTTTCTTATTACGATGAAAAGGGACTTAACTTTAAGTCAGGTAATCGCCATAGGTGTGGTTGCCTGGCTAATTGTTGTTGTGGCGAACATGAAGCCACAGCAACAAAGATATCGTGTTATATCCGAAAGGAATGACACGATAGAGTGCTACGACACGCAGTCGTCGTGGCAGGGATTAGCTATCGTTAAGAACGGCAGAATAATCCGCGTAGCAACAGAGCATAAGTAGCTCTGTTGTTTTTTTGTTTTGATGGAGAAAAAACTTCTTCTGATAACATTGGCTTTAATGCTGATGTTATCAGCGGTTATGCTGATTACCGCCTACATCAGCAACAACCCAACAGCTTTGGGTTGCGCCATTGCGGCGACAGCCATTACGATGGCAATGTTCCCTATCTACTTCAAGGAGGTGGATAGTGAATAAAAGACTTGCAGTCGGCAAGTATAAAAACCGACTTGAAAAAGATATCGAGATTATCGACATCAAATACCTTCAGTGGTATAAACTGAAAGTAAACAAATGGACACATTAACGTGTCCTTTTTTTTTCTTCGCACGCCCAAACATCACAACTAAACATCTATCTCTACCTTACGCTCAATCAATCAGTCGTTAAACTACGTTTAACAACTGACACAAGGCAATGATAAATATGTTTGCATCCATGTGGTTTTTTTATTTTGATATTATATTTTGCAAGAATATGTTAGCTAACGCCAAAGCTACATCAGCACAAGGTGCTGTTGTAGCAACTGAGGGTATCTCAGTTGAAGTATTTATGAAATCCCTAATATGCGAGGGTGAAACGTTCTTCTATAAGAACGTTGAGTGTATCGTGACATCGGTACACAACCACCAAGGTACCATGCTTGTCAACCTTAACATCTATGATCCACAGATCATAGGTAGCCTTCATGAAGGCATGGAAACTATTCCATACAGCATTCTAAACAAATTTCAGGCACACCTTAATGTGCCTAAGCCTGAAGACGAGAGGTTCGGTGCTGTAATGTCCCTTCGCAAGGGCGACAGAATTATAGTCGATGTTCGTTCGGCGAAACACACCAAGGACGGTGTGTTACAGCCTTTAAGCGCTGAACGTAAACCTTACTTTGAGGCTTACTGTAACTTCCTGAAAGACAATGGGTTACCAGCTCCTAGCTCGTATACATTCTTAAATGTATACTACGTTAAGAGTGTTCAATCCGACGCGACAGCCGGTAGAGCCCTTGTAAGTCGCATTTTAGGTGCGTCTACTACACCTAATGCACCTGTTATCCCGATGAATTCGGACGACGAAACACCGTTCTAACGGTGTTGGTGCAATACATAGCTACAACCGCATTGGTTGTAGTTATGTTTTATTGTGAGTACAGATTGGTGTGCCATAGGGTTCGAGTCCCTATCACGGTACAAGGTACCAATATGCGTGGGAAACGGTTTGAATGTAGTTCAAGGAACGAAAAGGACCCGAAGCGCATAAACCCTATCTAAAGAGTAGATAGGTAAACAGCCGTACTATGTACGGTTGTTTTTTTCTACCTACGGAAAGTGGAAATTTTATCGAATATGAAGAGCATTTCGATAAATTACAAAAAAAGGCAAGAAAATAATTCTTGCCTTTTTTTTATTATGAAATGTATGAAAAATATTAAAATAAAAAATTGTTCAGTCAGAGTAAGATCTTTGGCTGAACCATTAGGATTTAAAACGCTATTAGCGTTTTATAAATTCCTAAAGCAATGTAATCCAAACGCAAGAATAGCGTTTGGAGTGTCGCATGTTAGAGCGGTAGACGCTCGAAAGCTATGCGAAAGAGAGGCGGAGAGTGCTTAGCACTCTTTTTTTCTTTCAATAAATGGTTAAAACTCACTTCGTTTCGTTTTTAGTCAATGATTAAAACATTCCTTACGTCATGTTTTAAATTGCTTACGCAAGAGTATTGCTTACGCATGAATAGCTTCGCGACACAGGCTTACGCGAACTACAATAGCTTCGCGCTAAGCAAAAAAAACATTACATCGCTTGTTTTTTTAACGGTTAAATTGTGGCGGAAATTACTCCACTGCGTTACGTAATTGTCCTTCAATTTAACCTAAAAAACTGCGCTTTGAGTTTGCTACAGGCTTACGCGCTGAGCATAATGGTGCTGCGCAGGATTCAGTCATCTCTTTTGCTATTTTGTAGCAAGATATATATTGTAGAAAAATAATTTATTAATTTAAACATTGTAATTAAATGGGAAATGAATATAAAATATGTGATAAAACGCAAATGTTACATATAGATTTAGTTAATCACGCTGTAAAGATGATTGCTGACACTAAAACAGTTATAGTTCTTAGGATAGAATCAACCATACTACATGATTCAATTAAAACTAGCATAAGAAACTCATTTATTAAACAGATAAAGAAAGAAGAATAGTATAACGGAACTAAATTAACAGAATTATGGAGGCAAACAATAAAACAAAATCTAAAATAGATCAAAAAATAAGTTACATTGTGGCTGGGAAAAAAGAGATTTACTTTAAATACATAAAAAAAGTAAAACGCTGTAAACACGGCGTCACCAGTGCAAGCCATACACATTATATAATAAATAATAGTGTAAAAAAATTAATTAATAAAAAAACAATAAGTCATTAAAAGAATGAAAATAACATATAAACCAGTTCACTCAATAAGTCTTATAATTGTAAGTACAAGCAAAGTTTACGTTAAGTTCTTAAAAACGTTTGTGGGTAAAGATGTTGGAGTAGAGATGCATAGTTCAATTAAAGATAGCATAGTAAGTTCAATTAGCAAGAAGATAAAGGAAAAAGAATAGTATACCGTTTATTAAGCCGAATATAATTCGCAGGATTCAGTAGGCTGTATTGTTGTAATTTAAATTAGAGGAGCATGGAAAGTATTAATAACAAGACTTACAAGAAGCTTGGTAAATTGTGTCAAGATATCAATTCTGAAGTAGTAGGAGAAGATTATAAAATGAAAGATAATATTTGCTATTATATCTTTGACTTTGAAAGAAGTCTTGATGATGTATTCCGTACTATAGACATTAGTACTTGGGAAAAGGTATGTCATGAAGAAATAAAAAGCATTACGCCACTAAAGAAACAATGAAACGATAGTAGATTATGCCTACGTGTGGTTTTTTTGTTTTGGTTTTGTTTGGTTCTGGAGTATTTGGTATAATTAATTAAAGTTTAAAACAATGGAAAACAAGTGGAAGTTATTTGAAGATGTAATTGCTTCAACAATGAATAGTAAATATTACAACTTAATTGACGAAGAATTAAGCGATAGAATAATTGAAAAAGTCTGGGAAGATAAAAATATTAATTACAATCAACATTTAAGTATATTATATGCAGTTGAAAAAAAATATAAAGATTGAAATACTTCATAAAATTATGGAAAGAAGAACAGAAACGGCTCTTCATATAAGGGGTATAGAAAATGTCAAAGAAGATGTTAAACTTCATATAAAAGAAGAATTAGACATACTAGAAGATGTAGGCATATATAGTTCAAGTTTAAGTTATTCAATAAGCAGGAGGATTTATGGTTAAATTTGTAAAAAAAGCTAAAATAAACCATAAAGTCTTAAAGTTAAGATTTTCTTTTGATGGAGTTTAAAGGTTTAACGACATTAAATAGATGTACAATTCTTCAGTTCGATTTAAGTTTGAACAGATGTATGAATTAGAAAACAGTTTTGAAGATTTGTTTCATAAATATGGAAAGATTAGTAGAACACAGAGATCTTCTTTTAGAAAGACTGGATCTCTTGAGGGAATACGAAATGAAGACATTGAGCAATAGTATTTGTGGTGTTAATAACAAGAAGAATATAGATGTAATGTCTTATAAGCTACTTGTTAATCACGCAAAGATTGAAGCTGATGTGTACGATATTCCTGAATTAAATAATGTATCAGGTTTCGATTTAGGATTTGATGCAACTGAAGCTTTGGCTTCAATAGAGTTTAGTAGTGGTAATAGTTTAAATTAGTTTGTTATGTTAAGAAGAATATATTTTCTATTAAGATGGATTGTTTTGTTTGTTTTATTAGGGGTATTCTATTTCCCTGTGTTAATATCAATTTCAATATATTGTCTAGGAATATACATTTTCATTGGAAAAGGAGCTTCTGAGAAGTTTGAAGAGCTATTCAATGTATATGATTATTGGTTAGACTTAATGTTTAAAGATTTATGAAAAAAAATATTAATATTGGGGAAAAAACAAGGCGTCTTTATTGCAGAATTGATGATGTCATTAATGAAAAAATAAGCGGAAGCATTATAAACAGAAAAGAAATGTTGCTATTAGACTTTTGGCTAGATAGAGACGGTGTAATTAGAGATATTCGTAAAAAGTGTAGGAATGAAACAGGTATCAGATAAAATAAGAATAAAAACTAATATCATTAGGGAAAATAGTAATAATTTAATTTTAAATGAAATTAAAATAAGTTTATATAACAAAAAAATTAAGGATTTATGGGTCGATATATCTATTAGCACTGGAATGTCATTAAAATGGAGAGAACGAATATTGAAGGATTAATTAATAATCATTTGTGTCAAATATCATTTGACGAAGAACTTGTTGTTGGACAGCAAGTTCGGTTTGAAACAGAAAACAACACTTGGGTTATATTCTTAAATATAGATATAGATAATCCTGTTGAAACATCAATAGCAAAAAAAATTAAAGAAGATTAAATAAAGTTATGCAAGAAGAACAAGAAAAAAACGAACTGGTTTCGGGAGAAACTGGTCGAATTGAATCAATTAAAGTAACTGTTAATGGATCAACAACAATAAACTACGTATTTGGTGCTGACGCAAACGTTGAAGACCTTGTAAAGTCTTTGGGCGGAGGGAACTTATCAGAAGAAAAGAAACAAGAGTTAATAGAAGAATTAACTCCAGAGCAAGAAGAAGCTCTATATGAACATAGAGATATGTGGTTAGATAAAGTGTTTGGCTACAAGTGTTACAACAACTTCAATGAAGAGAGAGCTGTTAAAGCAATCAAGAAAATCTATCAGTATTGTGATGCTGGAGATTGTGATGTTGTAGTAATGGGTTCTCCTATGGGTATTCAGCAGTATTTAAATACTTTGAACAGAAAGAATGACCCAAATGCTAAAACAAGGTACTTTGACTTCAGTAGTTACGTAAACTATTCAGACTTTGGATGGTTAAGCTTCTATGAATACTTCTTGAAGCATCTAAACTTAATCCAAGACAAGAGAGAAGAATTAGAGATGATGATTGACGCTGTAGAGTGTTCATTTATGTCTGTTCAGCTTGAAGGTCTTTGCGTTATTTCCAAATATCCTACGTTTATCGCGAGGAACGAGAATAACGACATGAATAGTGTTGACGGCCCGGCAATCAAGTTTGAAGATGGGTTTGAGTTATACTATATCAATGGCTTTGAGATTGAGAAAGAGATGTTCGATATGTTGTCGGAGAAGAAAGTAACCTTTGAGATGTTCACTAAAGAGGAGAACGAAGAGGTTAAGAGTGCTATCTTATCATTTTATCAACAGAAGTTTGGTGATGAATACTTATTCTTGTTCTTGTCTGATAACATGAAAGAGGTTGATACCTATGTAGACAAGAAAGACCCTAAGTATTTAGTTGGAACTACTGGAGGTATGAACATCGGGGTGTATACGTTGTTTAAAGGAATTGTAAATGGTTTCAATGTAGCTTATGTAAGATGTTACTGTCCAAGTACGGATAGAATGTTCTTCTTAGGTGTTGAACCTGATACAAGAAACGCTAAGGACGGTATTGCTTCTTTGTATCGAATACCTAGGATGTTGGAGAATCATATTGAAGCTATACACAGACAGGGTAAGAATCTTTGCCCATTCACATAGAAATATATGAAATAAAATCGAGGAAAATCGGTGAAAGCCTTCAATAAAATTATTATATTTATTATATGGAAGAAATATTCAAAGATTTAAAAGATTACTCAAGATATGAGTTTTCGAATTTAGGAAGAATCAGAAATAAGAAATCTGGCAAATTCCTAACTAATACAGTTGTTACAAAAGGCTATTTAAGTGTTAATATTTATAGAGATTCATTGGGAAGATCTATAACAGTAAAAACACATAGATTAATAGCTGAATGTTTTATCGGCAAAAAAGAAGGGTTAGTAATAGATCATATAGACAACGACAAAACAAACAACAGATTAGAAAATCTTGAGTATGTATCAAATAGATTTAATGTTTTAAAGCAAAAAATATATTCAGCAAAAGGATTTCCTAGATTTGATTTAAAATCAAAAAAATTCATTATTGAATATAGAAAAGATAATTCAAAATTTAAGTTTACATCTTTTAATAGAGAGGAATGTTTAAATTATTATCTTGAAAATGTTAAAGAAACAGATTCATCTATAATTAAATTAATAAGTATATGTCTGGCTAATACCGAGGTAACTAAATGTATTGCGAAAGGACATTTAGCACCGTAGAGCATAGTGGATGAATAAATATAATTCCACCAAGAGTCCTTGACACCTTAACTATTATAGAAGGTGAAAATGTATGCCGAACTTATAAGATGATAAATTATAAGAATTGCAGGATAAAAAGCCAGCAAGATAACAAATGGAAGTTTACTCAACAACATTAACTCCAGAAGGAGAAGCTATCAACAAGTCTTTAACAAAAGAAGAAATAGCAGACCAAGTATCTATCAGTGGAGATAGATATTTTGATTTAATCAAGTATGAATATTAATCTTTAAATTGTAAATTTGTTTTATGAATACATATACAGAAAACGGAGTAAATGTAGCTTCAAAAGAATCTACATCGGGACATTTCGCTCAAGGAGCAGTAAATGTTGTCTTATTGGACGAGGTAACTGAAACTTCATGGATTGAAGGGAAGAGCGTATTAAAGACTAAGAATCATACTGATTTGAAGTTAGAGAAGAGCGTTATTGTTACTATCCAGAACGTGTATAATCCATTCTCAAGAATGTTTGAGAAGTCGAGAGATTAAATAACATTTCGATATCTATATAACACAAAGAACCACTTGGTTAAGTGGTTTTTTGTTCTTTAAACCAAAGTAGAGGAAATAGTTTAGACTCGTGCCTTGTAATGGGGTAAGTTGTCGGTGAAAGTCCGACCTTTGTTATTGGTCATGTGGTCGATAATGGCAATGGCGATTACGGAAGTAATAGAATACAGGTTCGAATCCTGTCCTGACCACAAAAATAAACTAACTAAAGTAAAAAGCTCGGTACCGACTATTTCAAAGGTATCAAGTATATTAGAAGGCAGGTGAAGCCCTGAATGGTTAGTTTTTATATGGTTAAACGAGACGTAGCGTTGAGCGTTGATACATGAATTAACCAAGTGACTATTAGTTCATCTTTCAGTTGAAAGAAGGAAATAAAGAATCGCATAGGTTAAGTTCTATGCGTTTTTTTTGATAAGACTGTAATTATTATAGCCTTGTTTAGTTGCAAATGAATAAGGATCGAAGTAGTACAGTATGAGATAGCGACTGTTGTAATCGTTGGTACACTAATAATACAGAATTAGACTATATTTACCAAAATCTGTATAAAAAAAGCCTGATTAATTCAGGCTTTTTGGTTTAAAATCAATTAAAAACATGAGAATATTATATTTCATCTTAATAGTAGTTTATGTAGCATCTACTACTATAATTATAATAACAAGCAACAATGATGCTTTTGCATTAAAAGAATACTTCAGAGAAAACAAATATTGGTTGATTGTATATACATTATATTCAGCTACATTAATAGTTTTAAACTCTTGGTTTATTGGTAAAATCTTAAAGTAGATAGTGATGTAAGTGGGAATAAATACCACCTTGGGTAACACGCTGAATTTAGTTCGGTTAATAGGGGTTCGATTCCCTTCTTTCTACTTAACCCTGTTAGCAGTTCCGGGAAGTGCGGATGAAAATAGTAGTATGTTGGTTAAACTCCAACAAACAGGGTTTTAAATTTAAAAACAATGTTCATTAGAAGAAAACTTGGAGGCAAGCTAATTGATAGTTTTACTGAAGCTGAAAACAGTGCTAACATAGATTATGTTTTACTTAACAAAATTAAGAATGAAACATTAATGACGAATGGATTTTATTCAATTGGAAGAAGAATTGGCTGGTCAATAAAAAAGTTGATAATAACAAAAAAGAAAGAACTATGAATTTAGGCAAAAAATTTAATCAAGTAAGGGATCAAGTATGGACTCAAGTAGGGAATCAAGTAGTGAATCAAGTAAGGGGTCAAGTAGGGAATCAAGTAGTGAATCAAGTAAGGGGTCAAGTAGAGAATCAAGTAATGAATCAAGTAAGGGGTCAAGTAGTGAATCAAGTATGGACTCAAGTAAGGAATCAAGTAGTGAATCAAGTAGGGTTTCAAGTAGGGAGTCAAATATTATCAGCAATTCAAAAAAACAATGAAAATGACATATTTTAAAATATTACTACTAAAGCTATTAATAAAGATTTGGAACAAGGTTTCAATTGACTTTATATTAAATACATTAATCTATTTAGGAGGCAGTTTTGCATTGTCTACCATAATGGTAGCAAACATGTCTTACGCTGTAATAGAGCAAGACAATCCTAAAAACGAATTTAATGTAGACAAAAGTAATGAAGAATTTATTATATTGGAGCGCCATAAAGAGATTGATGGCGTTGACGTTATAATTGAAATAGATTCATGCAAAAAACTTATGAAGTAGAAGCTGAGCTACAAGGTAGTATTTATTCAGCAAAGGTAAGAGTTAGATTAGAACTTATTGATATTGATACAAAAGAGTTTGACTTCAATGATGATGAAGTTAAAATACTTTCAATAGAGAGAAATGGCTTAAAGTCTAGCCCCAATAGAGAAAACAAGAACGCTATTTACGAAGCGTTAAGAGAAATTGTAAAAGAAGACGAAAGTTTGTTTTATGAAATGGAATAAGAAATTAGAGAGTAAACTAAAAAGTTTAGGGTACTCTCGTTCGGAAAATGATTTGTACTGGATGGAGAAGAACATCACAGACAGATATAAGATTGTAGCTATTATTGATGTTAGAAACGACGTTTCTTTCAATCTAGCTTCAGACAGAGGTGTTGTTTGTAGTATGGATTACCTTGAAGATAAGATTGAAGAACTTGATGAAGTCACTGACTCTTGGAAGAAAGCGATGGTATATGTTACAATGGCTGTTATTGCTGTTGATTTGGCTTTAGTTGTTGTTGCTCAATTTCTATCTTAATATGTTCGGAGTAGGAGATGAAGTTTACGACTCGTTAAATCATCCAGGAAAAGTTCTTTTTGTTCAGAGTGAAATACCAGACGGCCCATACAAAGGCTGTCTTGTTGTTTCTGAACAAGGAGGTACTTCTGTTGGATTGTATTTACGTTCAGGACTTAGGGTAGTAAGTCTTGTTCAATCATTGAGTTATAAGCCATATGAGGTTAACATTGAAGGATTAGTATTTGTTAAACCTGATTATAGAAATGTTGAAGTTGGAGAAGAAGTTGAGGTTTTAAGTCATTTAGGCTGGGAAACTAAAACTGTTGCAGCTATAACTGAAAGCGGAGGAGTTATCACTAAAGGGAAAAAAGGAGGGTTCTTTGATGTATGGAGAAAGAAAGTAAAGTAAATACAAAGATTATTTATTTAAGACAATGTCTACTGCGCCAAGCTACAAGTCAATTAGGCACTCGACTAATTAATCAAACAGAAGACCTTATATGGATTGAAATATCTCGTCAAACACAAAGGAACATGGGCAATCAAGTGATTGGTATGGTTCTTAAAAATCCAAAAGACAATGGAGGAAAAAGATGAAATAAAACAAAAAACTCTTGAAAGTTGCAAATCAGATTTATCTAAAATAAACAAAGAATTACGAGATATATTCCCTTCTCATGTTAGGGATTATCAGGATCGCAATAATAATTCTTTCTTTGTAATATCACCTGGCACTTACAATACAATCAAATGGTCTGTAATAGATAAGCTTAGAAAGCTATGGGGAATGGATTAGTTAACATTAGAACCAAGATTACCTTTGCTCCAGATCAAAACCACATGCAAAAGGAAGTGATTAGAGAAAAAGGCCTTAATTTTTACATTAAAACAGGAAGACTTTGTTGTAATGATTTAAGTAATCCTGTTTATGATTTATTCAGAAAGTTCTACATAGACGTATTTAGTTCAAAAAATTGTGTATTTGAAAGAATGTATGGAAAAAATAATAAGTTTTAAAAAGGCACTAAACAATATTCAATCAAGGAATACGAGAAATAAGAGTAAGACTTATAAGGTAGACGAAGAGCTTCTTGCAATAAGAAATTATGTTACAATAAACATAATGCAAGGAATAAATCAACTTCCTTATGTTGTTGATAAAAAAAGCAAGAGAGAATTGGTAGAGAAAAGATCTGTTATTACAGTTATATTAAGACAGGCGTTAGGTTTTGAATTAGTATATATTGCGTTGTATGTATTTAACAATAAAGATCATTCTCCTTATTCTCATCTTGAACACAATGTATATCATCTTGTTTCAAAAAAGGTTATAGAAGAGGTTTCTAATGATGTTATGTGTATTATCCTTGAAAACATCTCAAGAACATTCTATATTGATGAATATGGTTTAGTAAGAGTAAATGTTGAACACCCAAAACTAGAAAGAGTTTTGTGGACAAAAGAAGAGTTTGGTGATTATCTTTATAATCATCTTGAAGCTAATTACCGTTAAATTAAAAAAATAATGAAAGCCTTTGATAAAGTAAAGAACCAAGTAAGGGTTCAAGTAAGGGATCAAGTATGGGATCAAGTAGGGGTTCAAGTATGGGATCAAGTAGTGAATCAAGTAGGGAATCAAGTAAGGGTTCAAGTAAGTGATCAAGTAAGGGTTCAAGTAAGGGATCAAGTATGGGATCAAGTAGAGAATCAAGTATGGTTTCAAGTAAGGGTTCAAGTAAGGGATCAAGTAAGGGATCAAGTAGGGGTTCAAGTAAGGGATCAAGTAGGGGATCAAGTAGAGAACAAAGTGAAAAGAACGTTAGCTCCTTATAATTAGATGGTAACAAAAGAAAGAAGATCGACAAGTTGGAATACTGGGTTTTCCAAAGTCAAAGTAGAATCAAATGATTTCTTCACCTTAGATGAATATCAGAAGGAAGTAGAAGCAATGAAAGAGGCTTCAGAAAACAAAAGTAAAATAGACAGAATTAGATTAGCATTATCTGTTAATAATTCTGACTTAAAAAGTGTAATTCAAGAAATTTTAAACGACTAAAAATTAAATTATGGTAGAAGTATCAAGAGACATTGAACACGCAAGAGAGCGTCTTCAAGCAGAGGTTAATAAAAACAAGTTAGTTATTGACCGTTCAGTATTTGTTAAGACTGAAGAAGAGAAATTAGCTTTAAAGAAAGCTAAATCAGTTCACAAGTTGGCGTCAAAAGCAAAGAAATAATGGCTAATCATGAAGAAGATCGTTTGGGTTTTTGGAAAACTCCAAGCGGTAAACCAACTAAGATAAGCGACTTATCTAACGAAGAGTTGAAGAAAGCTTCTTTAGACATTCAAAGAAAGTTCAGATACTACCAGACTACTGTTTGGGACCTTGACTGTATTGATATCAATATTCGTGTTGAAGCAGAAAGAAGAGGTATAGATCTTGAGTGTATGGATAAATACGCTAAGACTGAAGAGGAGAGAATTTTCTACAAGAAAACATTTAGCAAAAGGCTATCTAACTAATGGAAACAAAGAGGGATTTAAGACAGAAAGAGGTTCTAGGGAACTGGATTTCTAAAGGAGCAAAAGGAGTTATATTAGCCGCTACAGGTTTTGGCAAAACAAGAGTTGGAGAAATGGCAATAAAACGATGCCTTGAAAGAGATCCCTCAAGAGTTGTTCATGTTGTAGTGCCTCAAAAGCTAATTAAGAATCAATGGGATAAGATAATCAAGATTAACAATTGGAGCACAGTAAGTTGCTCTGTTATAAATGGTTATATTAGAAGGAAAGAAAGGAAGTGCGACCTATTGCTTGTAGATGAATTACATAGAGTTTCTAACGAAGAAGCTTTAAAGTTCAAGACAGCAATATTGAGTACAAAGTTTAGGTTCTTCTTAGGTTTAAGTGCGTTATTATCAAGGGATCAAGAGAGTTTCTTAGCCGGAATTGGGATTAATGTTGTTGACAAGGTTGACATCAAGGAAGCTGTTACAAATGAGTACGTTTCCAAGCATAAGGTTTTCTTCTTAGGATTAGAACTAAACGCCAATGACGAGATGGAACTTGATAAGCTAAACAAGGAGTTCAACAAGGGTTTCTCCTTCTTCGGATATGATTTCAAGTATATGCAATACTTGATGTCTGAAGCTGGAGTACAAGAGAGAAAGCGGTTTGAGCAGCAAAGGGCAATGTCCTCGGGGACTGTATTTGGAATGTTATCTAAAGCTTTCGCGGCAATGCGAAACAGGAAGATTTTCCTTCAGAAGACTACATCGAAGCTCCAAGCAGTAAAGGAGTTAAGGGAAACAGTCTTTGAAGGCAAAAAGATTATAACATTCGGTCAATATACAGACTTTGCTGACAGTATAACCGATATGTTTGATGATTCGAGAAGTTATCACTCAAACGTCTCTTCCGCTGTAATAAACGGTAAGAAAGCCTCAAAGAAGAAAGTTCTTGAAAGAAATATGGAACAGTTTTCTAAGGGTGATATTATGATGTTAAATACAGCGAAAGCCGTCAATGAAGGTGTTGATATACCTGATGTTGATGGCGGTATTGTCACTTCATATACAGGAAATCCATTGACTATGCTTCAGATCTTAGGAAGACAGATTAGGTTTTCTGAAGGTAAAGAAGCTATTATGGTGGTCTTGTATATGAAGCTAAAAGACAGTAGAAAGAAAACCCAAGAACAGAAATGGTTAGAGCAAGCTTCCAAATCTATCACACCTCCAATATGGTGTGATTCAGTAGAAGAAATCTTAACCCATTTAAAATGTACTACAACTTAGAAGAAATCATTGCTTTTTGTGTTCAGCACAAGATTAGAGTAGAAGAGTTTAACGTGCTTTACATGTTTTACAAACAGAAAGAGAACCCTGAAAATGCTAAGTATTTATTTAACTACTGCGTTAACTGCGGAACTCTTTCTACTGCCCTTATGGAACGTCTTCATTCTAAAGGATTTATAAAGCCACTGTTCAAGACTCCAATAATAGACGAGAGATCGTTTTCATTTGAGAGATATGAAATAACTGAAAAGACAAGGGAAATATTCTATGTAAATTTTGATTTTGCTGATGAAATTTTCGATATTTACCCTCCGTTTATAATCGGGAGTAATGGCAAACAGTTTGTGACAAGAAATATTGGACCAGAAGAGGTTGAAGATATGATGATTGAGAAAATCAAGAAGAAAAGAGTATTCTCTTCATCTGAAGTGTTGGACGGTCTAAGAGATCATGTTAAGAACAATGCTGTTACAATGGGTTTAAAGAAATACATTGAAACAGAAGCATGGAAGATAAAGTATGAAGAAGGATTCCAACCAGAAATCGAGCTTTAGAACCTTAAAAGAAAACATAGAAAGAGGAAAGAAAGGAGCTAACAACGGCTTAAAGATTGACTTACCTAAGATCAATAAAGAGTTATGCGGAATACAAAGAGGCATATACTACTTGATTGGAGGCAAGACTTCATCTGGAAAGACTACGTTAGCTGATTCAGCTTTTATCATGTCAGCATTTAAAGATTTCTTAGAGAAAAAGAATAGAGGAGAACATATTGAATTTTCTTGTTTATACTTTTCTTTAGAGATTAATATAGAGTTGAAGATGGCTAACTTTGCTGCAAGCTCTTTATATAGTAATTTTGGCATAATATCAACTCCTAACGAGATTTTATCTAAAGGCGAGCATTTTATATCAAAAGAACAAGAAGAAGCTGTAGACAAGCTAGAGTCGTTCTATAATGACATAGATAAACATTTTCATTTCTTTGATGCCTTATCAACTCCAAAACAGATAATTAATAAGATTAACGAGTTCGTAGTACAAAATGGAACATTAACAGATAATGGTAATGGTTCCCATGTTTACACTCCACACCATTCAAATCATTATGTTTTGATTGTTGTTGATACTATTAATCTGTTGGAGCCTGATGATGGCAAGACACTGAAACAAGCTATCGACTCTTTGTCGAAATCATTTATTGAATATCGTAATGTATGCCTTTATACTCCTGTAATTATACAGCAGTTGAACGCGGATATTGACGACCCAAGAAGGATAGCTCAGAAGATGTTCTTGCCAACAACAAACGACTTAGAGGACAGTAAGAGGCCCTCTAAGGATGCTGAAGTTGTACTGTTGTTATTCGACCCTCTTGAATTAGAAGTGAATGTATTCAAGAAGTTTGAGCTTAAGAACTTTACAGGACAAGCAAGGTATAGGCATTTAAGGATCTGTAAGAACAGATATGGAACAAGGTATGCAGCAGTCAACACAGTTCTATATGGCGCTATAATGAAATTTAAAGAGTTAGAAAAATCAGGAGACATGATGACTGACTCAGATTGGAGACAAATAAACAATTTATAATGGCAGAATTAATAGGAATCGTAGGGTTCGCAGGAACAGGTAAGTCAACTTCATTAAGAAACTTGCCAAGTGAAGAGACTTTTATTATAAGTCCAAGTAAAGACAAGTTGCCAATTCCTGGCTTCAAGTCTAAATACAAGTTATGGAGTAAGGAGAATCCAACAGGAAACTTCCTTATGACTAAATCTCTTGAAACAGTAACTACTATTATCAAGAAGATTGATAAGGAAGAGAAGTGGAAGCATATCAAGTATATTGTTATTGAAGATATGACTCACTTCTTCAACAGTATGACCTTATCTGCAGACTTTAGAGCGCAAAACTCTGGTAATGCAGCATTCTCAAGATGGGCAGACTTTGGTTCAAAGGTGTATCAGGCTTTATTTGAGAATGTTCACGAGTATAGAGATGATCTTACTATTGTAACAATCTACCATCCAGAGAAAGAGAATACAATAGATGGAGAGAAACTTAAGATTAAGACTCCAGGTAGTTTATTGGAAAAGACGGTAGATTTACCTTCTTACTATACCAACTTACTTTACACTTATGTTGTTCCTGTAGATAAGAATAATCCAGTTGATGTATCAGAAAGATATAAGTTTGTTACTAATGACGATGGTTACCATCCAGCTAAGACTATGAATGGATTGTTTGACGAATTGTTGATAGACAACAACTTGTATGCGGTTCTGAATAGAATTAAAGAATATGAGGAAATTGGTTGAGACAAAACTAAACTATAACTTAGGCAACAAGAAGGAGATATTTGAATTCTTCTTCAATAAAGCAGTTAAAGTTAGTGTTGACGGAAATAACCGTTCAATAAAGAGAGACGACAATGGGTTTATCATGAAGATGATGCATCCAACAGTGTTTAGAAAGTCATATCTAACAGATTTATTATTCCAGAACGCAAAGGGATATGAAGTAGTTAGAGATGAAGAGGAAGTAATTGTAGAATTAATAATTAAATAAAGTTATGTTTAACGGATCAGAAGTAGCAGCAAATTCAGGAGATAAAAGAATCACTCCAGGTAACAGAGTTAAATTAAGATGTGAGAACATTGATTTAGACCAAGCAAAAGGTAATATCTCAATGAAGTTCAGAGGTGAATGTGGTGGTGTATTAAACCATACAATCTTTAATATTGATCCTTCAGCTTCAGTTTATGCTTCTTTATCAGGAGAAGAAAAGAAAGAGAGAATCAAGAAAGACTTCCAAAAGGTATTGCATGTTTTTGCAGCTTTCGTTGGTCCAGATGCGGTTAAAGCTGTTAAAGGAGAGTCTTTCCCTCAGGTTGCTATGCAGTTGATTAAGCTTGTTGGCTTGAAGTATAAAGAAGTTCAATTGGAAGGTAAAGTTGTTGTTAACAAGAAGAACTTTGCTTCTTTCCCTTTCTTCACTAACTTCTTGTCTTCAGATTTAAATCCAACTAACTGGACTATAAATGCTACTTACGATAAGTTTGAGTATGAAGACGCTCCAGCAACAGATAGTCCATTTGCAAGTAAAGAAGAGGAATCTCCACTTGGAGGGCCAATCTCAGAGGACGAAATAGGATTCTAATATGTTGTTCGAGTACGAGGAGATTAAGAACATAAATCTTAAAGAGAAGATATTAAGCGAGGTGTCCCAAGAGGACATCTTCGCAAGATATCTATCTATTGAAGTCAAGGCTAAGTCTATGTTCAGAAATCCCCTTAGAGACGACAAGAACCCTACATGTGAATTTGTTAAATTCAACGGAGTATTATACCTTAGAGATTATTCTGGTTTCTTCGGAGAGATAGGTGTCAACTGCTTCGACTTAGTATCTTTTCTCTATAATATAAGCTTCAAGGAAGCTTTAATAAGAGTCAAAGAAGACTTAAACATTGGAAAGATTGGATTATTCAGTGTTGCTTCAAAGAGAAAAGAGATAGAGATCGAAGAGTCTGAACCTAAAAAAATATCAATAGTAAAGAGAAGCTTCAATAATGTAGATAAAGAGTTTTGGAATCAAGGAACCATACAAGAAGAAGACCTTATTAAGTTTAATGTCTATCCGGTTAAAGAATGCTGGATAGACGACTTAAGAGGATATTGGTACAGTGAAAAATACGCTGATAATGTAGCATATAGTTACTTCTTTGAAGATGGTTCTACCAAAGTATATTTCCCTAATAAGGAGAAGAAATATAGATTTATTGGTAATTCAAATTATGTACAAGGATTACGTGAATTAGATTTTAGTAAAGATATAGTATTCATTACTAAATCAATGAAAGATGTAATATCACTATACAAACTTGGATATACTGCTATCTCTGAACAATCCGAAGGAAGTATTGTCAGAGATTGGTTAATCAAACTATTAAAAGTAGCATTTAATGAAGTTGTCTTGCTATATGATAACGATGAAGCAGGAATAGAAGGGGCTAAAAGAAACTCCAAAAAGCATTCTATACCATATATCTATTATGAAGAAAGTTCAAGTAAAGATACTTTCGATAATATAAGAGATTATGGTGCCGAGGCTACAAAACAAAAAATTATTAATCTATTAAAACAGAAAAGAAATGAGAACAATTAAAATTATCACACCATCAGGAAGAGTATCAATCGAAACTAATGCAACAACTTTCGGAGAATTAAGAGAACACCCTTCTTTCCCGGCTGTTGACTTGACTAAGAACGAAGTTACTGTAAAAGGTAGCGATGTTTCTTTGAGATTAGATAGCGCTGCTTTACCTGAAGGGAATGTGGTTATGTATATAACAGCTAAAGAACAGAAGGCAGGTATGTCAAAAGAAACTTATTACGATCAGCTTTCTACTGGAGAACTTAAAGACCTTTGTGACGAAAGAGATATTTATTACTATTCATCCAATAGAGAAAGTCTTATTGACCTTCTTCTTGAAGATGATTTAAGAGAAAATTCTTCAGTAAGTGAATCTAAAGTTGAAGGGATTAAGAATGCTTTATTAAGTATCAAGACTCAAATTGATGGAATCTTAGATTCTATTGATGATGAAGATGATGAGTTCGACATGAAAGAGCTTGAAAGACTTAGTAACGCTGTTAAGAATATCAAATAACTAAAACGCCCTGGAAACAGGGCTTTTTTATGATACATCATAACCAAAGAATACAACAGAAGAATGAGCTGAAAGAAAGACACCCTCTGTTTTATCAAGCCTTGATTGAAGAGAAGAAACAGTTTGGATATAGTTATGGGAAAATACATATTATGTATGAGAATTACTATGTAAGAACTGATTATGGAGCTTCTTATTTCTGCCCTAAAAGCATAATAACAATTGATGTTCTTAATGGAGTAATGCATTTCACTCCAATATCTGTAAATTCTATATATAATATGAATTATTTCTCACACGCGTCAAACAGTGGGAGTCTTTGTATAGGAATGAAGTTTGAAACACCAATTAAACAGGCTTTGAATGAAATAAGCGATGAATATAATAGTGTTTCAGATGGAGAGGAACCAGAGCTTGATGTTGATGATTATATCTACTTCTTAAAACTATTAGATCAATATGTTACATATGAATCTATTGAAGGTGTTCCTTATTCTGTATTTAGGCACAACATAAAAAACGTAGCTCCTTCAAATTACAAGTTTCTAATTCCAAAAGACTATATACCAAATGAAGATAATCAAGATTCAGATATAAATCCATATGATTATATTTATGAAATTGCTATAGATTCATCTTCAAGGCATAATAGTATGAATTATGAAGGAGAGCTTGTTGGTATTTCAAAAAGAAATAATTCATTAATACTTAATTGTGGATATTTAATAGTTTTAAGTAATATTGAAAAATCTTTCTTACTTGAAAAAGGATATATAGACTGTGTTTCAGGATATCCTTATAAAATGAATAATATACATCGGTCATATTATTATGGATTTTACATTGGAGACAAAAGAATAGAGGATATAATTGAAGAAGTAAAACCTGTAAACAGAAAAGTAAGATTAACAATTGATTGTTTCAGAAGTGAGAATAATCAGTTTGAAAACGCATTGCAAAGAAGAGTAAACAATATCACAAATGAAAAAGAAGCCAGAAATAGAGCAAAAACAAGAACAATCGAAAGATAATGCTCCTGTAATTGAAAAGACTAAACATAAGCTTTTCATACCAAACAGCATGATGAACCATATTAACCAGTTACATAGAGAAATTGGACCTATTGAATGGAGTGGTATATTGTTGTTTGAGCATAACGGATCTATTGAAGAGGGATTAGACCTTAAAGCTAAAGGTTTATATCCTATGAACATAGGTCATGCTACGTATACCGAATTTAGTTCAGGTAAAAAGATGCAAGATATTGAAAAGCTTCACGAAACATGGGAAGATGAAGACTGGAGATGCGCGTTGGTCCACACGCATCATTCCATGCCGGCTTTTGCTTCCACAACAGATATAAAGGAAATAGAAGATAATGCTAATCTTCATGAGTACTATGTTTCGTTGATTGTTAACTTCAGTGGTCAGTTTGTTTGTAAGATAGGGATTTATTCTGAAGAAGTTCAGACTGTAGAACGATACAGAATACATCCAATGTCTGGAACAAAAGAGTTTGCTGGAACTTCAAAGAGAGAGTATAAGAAAGTTGAGATTGTAGACTGCGAAATAATTTACGAAGACAACAAAGTTCTTTCTAAAGTTATTAAAGAACTTAAAGACTCTAAGAAAGCTTCAGAAGTAAAGACTTTTGCTACAACAAGTAACAAATATGGAGACTCTTTCAAATATGGTTCTAAGGATTGGAATTGGGATCAATGGAAGAATAATAATCAGCAAACAAGTCTATTTGGAGACACTACAAGCATAACTAAGAATATAGACTACGAATATATTTATGAAAATATACTAGAGATCCTTTGTCTTGACAGCGATTTAGCAAGTGAACTTACAGAAGAATTTAATGCAAACATGATGAAGCCAAGGGCAACAGAAAAAGAGGTTGTATTAGGTATTTCAATGATAGAGAAAAGGATATCTCCAATATTGACAATGAAGTCTATAAAAGAAGTTGTTTACGATATTTGCTTGTACCATATTGACTTAAGTATTGAAGATTTTGACGACATCTTATCTTTGTTGAAGAAGAGTTCAGACGTATATAAGATATTTGAAAAAGTTAGAGAATATCTTGAGGAAGAGTTAAGGGAAATAGAAGAAATAAAAAGACTAAATGGATTACAGGGACAGATTTAAAGGAGCACCATGGGCAAATACACCGTTAAGAGTAACGGTGTATGGCGCAGGTTCGTTAGGTTCTTGGTTGACATTGTTGCTATCAAGAATAGGGCATGATATTCAACTTGTAGATTATGATGTTGTTGAAGAAGTTAATTTAGCTGGTCAGTTCTTTAGAACTGTAGATGTTGGATCGACTAAGGTTTCTGCTGTTGCTAATAATGTTAGAAGCTTTTCTGGAGAGAACATAAGAACACAAACAGCAATGGTAAGAGAAGACAATGCAATTACACTTCAATATGGCAACATTGCTTTTTCTTGCTTTGACAATCTTCAAGCAAGAAAAGATATTGCAAACATGTTCTTAGATAACAACTTACTTGATAGACAGTTCTCTTGTCTTGTAGATATTAGGATGTCAGCGGAATCATTTGAGGTTTATTTAATTAAGAATAATGACGAATTGAAGCATTACTTGGTTACTTTACCTAACGACAACGATGTAGAAGACTTGCCTTGCACATTGAAGTCAACAAGCCATATCGCTATGCACGCAACTTGTAAAGCTGTTGAGGTTTTCAATAACTTCTTGACTAATGAATTTGGCTTAGATGGATTTGAAGAGAGAGAAGTTTTCTACAAGTATAGATATGATTCAATTTTAATGAAAGAAACATATGTTAGATCACTTTAGAAGTCAACTTCAAGATCATCATGCTATTGATAGATTGTTCAAAGTAAAACAATATGTAGACTGGAGAGTATATAGAAGATCTGCTATAAAAACTAAAAGAGCTATAATAGATTCTACAAGAGATTATTCTGAAGTAAGATTGAGTAATTCTTCTTATGGAATGAATATTGGCATATTGAAATATGGTGAAGGGATTAAATTGCTTATAGATAAAGGAGATTGTGTAATATTTGCAATTTACTTCCAAGAATCTGATATAATAGTCTTTAATTCTCAGTTTAATAAAGGACGTGTATTTAAATATAAATACTTTATTGAGAAAGGAAAGTTCAACAACTACGATGTATCAGAAATATCTTTCTATAAGAAAAGAGTAATCGTTGATGTAGAAGAAGAATTATTAAACTTATTAGGTAAATCAGTAGTAGATTTTGAAAGAATAGAGTAACAAGGTTACTTATTATTAATTATGGTAAACATTAAAAACACACTCTTACATACAATAGAATACCCTCTTTATTTAAAGAGGGTAATGCTATCAAGTAAGAGGCAGCCAAAATATTACACTCCAACATGTAAGATTAAAAACAAAAGACTAAACGACAGAACTAGGTTCGTCTTTAGTGAGTACAAAAAGACAAAGAAACAGTACCTTGTAGATGTGAAGACAGGAGAAAGGGTTTTAAAGAATCCTAGAGCAGCCGGAACACCAAAGTATATGTCAATAAATGCACAGCATCTCTACAATCAAAATCTTCATGAATTTAGTAGAGATAAGATCGTTAGAGTGTTACATTCGTTCTTTGAAGAAGGATTGAAAAGTATTCCAAGAATAGATGTTTATCCATTAATGATTATAATGGAAATACACGACACGATATTAGAAGAAACATCAAGTTGGGACGTTGGCAACAGAGGTTTCTTTTATCAGAAGACATTTGAAGACGTATTGAAGAAAGATAAGATTATTGATGATTCGTCAATATATATCTCTATGCCTCCAGCTCCGATATTTATACCTGTAGCTACAGCAGAAGAGAGAAAGCTTGTATTTTCAATATATCATATAACTGATGAAAGAATTGTTAACGACGTTTATAAGAGTTACGTACAAAAAGAAAATATAAATCATTATGATAGCTTTTAAAGGTTTATTTGCAAATAGAGAAGGATTAGTAAAGTTGCAGTCTTCAATTAAAGACTGCTTAGGAGAAAACGAGGGAGGAGTAGCTAAGAAAGAAGAGGATGGAGATATTTTGTATAGCATTGAAGACCTTATGTCTAATGTTAAGATAACTAAATCCAAGCCAATATTGAAGCCTAAGAAGGACTTTTACTTCTCAAGGATATTTAATACTGAAACAGAAATAAACTTCCTTGTAGACGCTCCAAATAGTTCAAAGAAGTTAGTTAAAGCTTTGGAGTTTAAATTCCATGACTTTACTCTTTATGAGCAGTGTAGCGGTAAATACGTTTTACTTAGAGGGGTTATTACCTTATTGTCTTCAAAGACAGGAGATGTTCTTTGTTTTACAATGAATCTTAATAATGCCCTTCAATCTCAACTGTTTGAAGCTTTGGTTAATATAGGTCAGTCTGTGTCTGGTCCTTTGGTTATGTTTGTTTCTGAAGACGAGAAACATATAAGCATAAAACAGCCAGGAGCAGATTATATTACTTACTCTATTGAGACAGACTTAATACAGCAGACTAATAAGGTTATTGTAAAGAACGATCTTATAAGTAGAATGATCCCTAAGAAGATCAAACACAAAAGCAGGTACTTTGTCCCTGAAAAAGACAAAGGTTTTGTTAGATTAATAGTTTAAAACAAAATGATAATATTAATAGATGGAGACATCCTTGTTTACAGATTTGCCTATGAAGGCAAGAAACAAGAAGAGCAACCATTGTTCTCTGCTTCAGAAACAAAGACTCTTGAAGAGTGCTATGAAAACGTAGACAAGTTCATGGAAAATCTTAAAGCTGAAGTTCCTTCTGTTGGTTATATCGGTTATCTTTCTTGTAAAAGAAAAGATACTTTCAGAGTTCCAATATCTCAGTCAAGAGAATATAAAGGCAACAGAAAGACAGAGCCTCCTAAATATTACACAGAAATAAAGCAATACTTTATTGAGAAGTATAACTTTATTCAATTGAAGCAGATAGAAGCTGATGATGCATTATCTATAAAAGGAACTGAACTATATCCAGATTGTATAATATGTAGTACAGATAAAGACCTTAGACAGATAAAAGGAAATCATTACAATCCTAATACAAATGACTTCTTTAGAACAACAGATGATGGCCCATCTAGGTTATTGTTGAAGCAATTAGTGACAGGCGATTCTACTGACAACATTGAAGGGATAAGAAAAAGAGGTCCTAAAGCAGCAGAAAAGATAGTACATGATAACTTAGATATAGAACTCATACCTCAGGTAATATTGAACGAATATATTGCTGAATACGGATTGGAAGAAGGTATGAGAAGATTCTCTGAAACATATCTATTAGTGTATCTATTAAGAGAAAATAGTTTTAACGAAGAACTTGGAGAAGTTACTTATTGGAATAAAAATGGAAGAACAACAGAACAACCAGAAGAAGGATTATTCTTTTGAAATTAAAGAAACAACAGATTTCTTAGACTTAATTGTAGCATCAACTATGATACTAAGAGCCGGAGAGTCAGAGCAGACTATGGAAGACTTCATAAAGGAGAATAATATTCCAGGCATTCCTGACATTGAAAAGATATATGATAAGTTGATGTACTTGTCATTATATGAAGGAAGATCTATCTTGCATACGACAACAGGAATGTTTAGAAAAACATTCGGAGTGCCTATGTTTGAAGAATTAAACCTTCAAGATGAAGTTCAAGTTGACAACATCAAGAGAGATGCTGGATTAATAAGAGAAGAGCTTAATGAGTTTCTTGAAGCCCTTGAGAAAAAGGATCATACAGAGATGATTGACGCAGTAGGAGATCTTAGAGTTGTTTTACAGCAATTATGCTTCTCTTGTGGTTTATCTCCAGAAGTTTTAAATATGATTGACCTTGAGGTTAGTAGATCTAATCAGTCAAAGTTGTTTAAGGATTCAGATGAAGTTCTTGAAGGAAAATTAACTTACGAGAAAGAAGGGGTAGGTTGCTTTGTTGAACAGACTTCTGACAATTCTTTTGTGTTAAAGAGAAATTCAGACAACAAAGTTTTAAAGAATAAAGCTAGTTTCTTTAAGCCTAGCTTTGATTTTTTAAGAACAATTATTAATTTTAAGTAATTATTTAAACAAGATAGATATGACATCACAAGAATTATTTGCAGAAATCAATGTTCTTTTTGAACAGCTTCAAAATGAAACAACTAAAAAGAGTAAAGCATCAAAACTTAGAGCAAGAACTAAGTCAGTACAACTAAGCAAGATGCTTAAAGAATTTAGAGCTTTATCTCGCAAAGAAAGTAAACAATAAAAAAACAAAAAGGTTATCGAGAGGTAGCCTTTTTTTTACTTATCAACTATGAAACCAACAGAAAAATTATTAGGCTATTATTGGGCTGAAGAGCTCAACGATGTTTTATTGTCTGAAGAAATGAAGACAACATCAAGATATATCTCTGGAAGAAGAAACTTTGCAAGTGTACTTCCGGAACAACAAGAAGTATTCTCTTTATTCAAAAGACTTCAGCTAAAGAACATTAGAATTGTATTTATATCTGAAGCTCCAACAAGCACAAAGTCAGCAGCTTCAGGCATAGGATATGCTTCTTTAGATCCGTTTGAAACATATCCTGAAAACAAAGCTTTAATCAATCATATTGAAAAGAACTTCAAAGATGGCATGTGGTTAACTCCAGATAGAGATTTAAAGGATTTAGTTGCTAATGGAATATTCTTCTTAAACCAAGACTTAACTTGCGAAGAAGATAACAGAACGGCTCATAAAGGACTATGGGAATCCTTTACTTCATCTGTTTTGAAGCTTATTGCTAAAGAAGAAAGACCTATATGCTTTATCCTTTGGGGCCAATCAAATATAGAGTTCTTTGACAAAAATACTAAAGGGTTAGATTTGTCTATTCACAAAGTGTTTAAGAAAGAAGATATCAAAGAAGAGTCCACTTGCTTAAAAGAAGCTTGCGATTTTGTTGAGAGTTATTACAAACAAAAATTAATAGTATAAATGAGTAAGGAAAAGACTAAATTAGCAATGATACATCCATTTGATAGTAGTAAATCAATGACTGTACTTCATCTACTCCAATCTGAAATATGGTTGAAGCACATGATAGATCAGATTGAATATCAAACAAAAAAGTTTGGATGGAAGCAGAACAAAGAGTTCATGAACAAGACCAAGAACGCTTTGCAATCTATTAGGTTTTATAATCATTCAATCAGAGTTGACTACAATGATGATGAAATGTATGAGGTTACAGCAAAAGTGTCAGATCAAATCTGCAAAGTAGTAAACCTTTCATCAGAAGACAGAGCTAAAGTTTATGAACTCATTGAAGAGCTTACAGGAACGCAAAGTAAGTTCACTACAGACCACACAGAACTAATCAAAGAGTATCTTGGAAAACTAGACGAAGCAAGAGTTAAGTATTCAAAGATAATAAAACAAGAATGCGTTGGAGCTGTTGTACTTGGAGGTGAGTTCCCTACTGTTGAAGATGCTATCAATGCACATAACATATTAGCTAGGCTAAATGTTACATATCAGTATCCAGTTAATTTGATTAGTGAAATTAAATAAGGCGGAAATTATGAATTACCAACAGCAATTAAATTCAATACACAGTTATCTTATGTATAAGAAATTCCCTTATCATAGTTTATCTGTGATACACAGACACCAAGATTTAGGTTTTCACGTTTTCTTTTCGGATGATGTAAAGGAAATGGTAACTGATGAAATTAAAGAGCATTTAGCTGCTTATGCGTTTCATTGGTCTTTCGTTAAAAGCAATTAATATTTAAAACTATGGCAAGACTAACGGTTTGCAGATTGGCGTTGTTGCCACACAAATGTTTAATTGAAACACTAAATTTAATAATATGGAAAATGATAATTTGAAAACGGAAAGCAATAACGCCAATGTGCTGTTAGCTGCTGTGCCTGATTGTAAAGATATGGATTACGATAAGGTAAGGGCTATCGGCAAGGAAAAGTATTGTATAAAAGGAATAAGCTGTAATTTCTGCGACTTCATGGATAGAGATAGAGGTAAAATAAATAGTTGCGTTCAGGAGTATGTCAAAAGGCATTGCATCTAACGTTTTGCAGCTAACCGAAGTTGGCGATTACGAAGCACAAAAATTCAAATTAAATAAATGTTAAACCGAAGCACAACAGCTCATTTCAGCACTACACCGCCAATCTTGGTTAGGTGCTGTTATATGCTGTGCTTCTCAAATCTTAATTAAAATGACAAAAGGAACTTTTCAAAAAACAGTAGAAAGTGCAGAATACGATTTTGTTCGTGATAAAGCACAAAGAGAAACGATTGAATTACTTGCTAAGACTTTGATTGAAGTTAGAAAGCACATGACCGCACACATTCCTGAAAAGGTATTTGATATGGTTGATGATGCACTTTCTAAGTCGGGTTTTCAGCATAGCATATAACTACAATATATACGCAGTTAAACAAATAAACAATTAAGAAAATGAAAGAAAAAATAAAAGGCTTTTCCGACCCTAGGCTGGTCGGTAGAGAGGTGTATGTTAGGGATGTGAAGATGGTTATTAGTAAAATAAATGATAGCCACACAATGTGTATAAAAAAAGAGTACGGTATTAATCGTTCATTTCTTCATGATGGAAGGCATACTTCGATTGATTTACTACCTATTTTATCCTTCACACCATACACCGTAGAAATAAATGAAAACGGTCAAGTAACAATCAAAGGCTACTCGGATGAAATTGAATTAGAATCAGAGGACAAGCCGAAAGAGGGTGATTGTGGTTGGTTTTGGGATTCTGAATATTGTCGTTATTTTAGGTATGGTACGATTGCAAGAATAAGCTCTGCTTACTATATTGGTACTGCTCCTTACAAAAACTTCTCAAAAACATGCCCTGAGTGGATTAAAGAAATTGTAAATAAGTAAAATATGGAAAAAATAAGCGTAAAAGATAATAAAGTTATTTTAACCGTAACGCCACAAGAAACTAATAAGTTCTTAGAAAAGGGTACTATTATTTCATGGAATGAAAGTATTAATTTCCTCGAAAACTATAAATCTGATGAAATAGTAGATGTTGTTGATAGTAATAGTAAAATTGACTTAGAAGCATCTAAAATGCTAAAAAGAATATCTGAGCTAAATATAGAAAAAGAATTGTTAATTAATAAACTATTAGAAACATGCAAGGAAGAAAAATAAAACACAAAGAAACTGGAGAGGTTTTTATATTCTTACAGTTTGAGGCTTCATCTAAGACTTTAGACGACAACAAACAAGTAGTATCATTAGCTGTTATAGTAGAAGATAAAAACGGAAATATTTGTATTTTCTCAGCTAATGATGTGCAATTCGTAAAAGAAGAGCCTATCAAAACAGAAACAACAGGAATAGACATGATGAAGCATAAAGCGGAATCAATGCCGACCTTACAAAATAGCATTGAAGTGTGGGCGTGTATGGATAGAAGTGGATTTGTTAATATTGCAGCAAAAAAGAATTTCTATAAAAATAATGAAATTTGGAGCTCTCACGATGAGTTGTTTATGTCAACTAACATAGAAGACTTCATACAAGCATTCCAAGGCTTATCTTGGAACGATGAAGGACCTAAGAAGTTTAGAATTAGTGTAGAGCCTTTGGGGTAACGAATAAAAGCCGTTTTATTATGGAAAAAACATCATTATGTTGTTAAAATTATTAAAGAGATTATTCAAATCTAAAACAAAATCAAAAAAAGATTCTAAAACAAAATCAAAAGAAGATGTTTTTATTCTTAGAAAATATTGTAGTGGTTGTGATTCTATTCAAGTGCATCACGATAGCCCTTTTGAAGAGCCATTTTGTTATAGATGTTATAATAGACAACATGGGTATTAAAAAATAAAAGCCGTTTTACTTAGTAGGACGGTAATGTTAAATTTAAAAGATAAGATTATGGACAACCTAAAATTGACGACACCATTTGTTCCACAGGAACAAAACACTATCTTTATTATGCAAGATAATGGCACAAGAGAAATTCTAAAGCTTTGTGGAAACGGAGATATTTTCGTAAAAGGCAGATTAGCAGAAAATGACAAAGAAGTAGTTGATGCTTTAAGAGAGTTTCTCAAAGGGCAAGGCTTATTAAAATAGCCGATAACAAATAAAAGCCGTTTTACTCGGTTTGTAGTAACTTTAAAATGAAATAAAATGAGCAACACAACATTAAATTTAAACAGCGTGGGTACAACTACAAGCGTCAGTCTTTGGTCAACACCTGAAAGAGTAGATGTAATTGAAAACTCTGATAGTATCGAGTTCGTGTATAAAGAAACTTCAATGATTTCCTACACATCAATTCCAGCACCACCACCACAAGTAAGAGTTTTCAAAATCGTCTTTTCTTGTGTAGATGGCAAGTGGAATAAATCGGAAAGAATTTATGGTCAAATTGTTCCTGCTGAAAATGAACGATACGTTTTTTAGCATTGCCTATAACTATCAGATATGTGCAACAAACAAATAAAAGCCGTCTTACTAAACGATTAAGAAAATGGAAAAAGTATTAGAAAAATTCACTATTGATGATGTGGAGGTTGGTGATGTTTTTCTTCATAAACACAATAAATCAAGATTTACTGTTTCAGAAAAACATAAAGATAAAGGTTATATTCTTTTAAAAAGTTATGGAGCACTTTGGGCTTTAAGTTTTTACTATTTCGATCTAATTAAAAAAAGTAATAAAACTGAAACACAAACAGAGGAACAATTAATAGAACAACAGCCAACCTCAATAAAATCCGTCTTATCAGGTATTGACAAGCTTCTAGAATACAAAGAAAGTAAGTATGGCAATGCACTAAACAACGATCGTTTAAAAGTGTTTTCTGGTAAATGCAAATTTGGAGATATACTTGACGCAAAACTAAACAGAGTAGCCAACGGAGAAGAGCTACTAAAGAACGATGTTGTAGATATAGCAGGCTATCTAATCCTAACACTAAGAGAAAAAGGATGGGATGATTTTAGTGAGTTTATGGACTGAAAATAAGGCTTAAATTTATGAGATATGACTGAAAAAGAATTGTTAATTGAGTTGTGTAATAATCTTGAAAAAGAACTCAATCAAAGAGATGGAAAGAAAACGCATAAAGTACAATTACAAAGCGGATTAAAGCCTGAAAACTATTTCGTTCCAATGATGAGCATAGGAATAACAAGAAAATCGTATAATGGTGTTAGTATGGCTTGGTTTGTTGAAGTGTGGGTTGATGGAAAATGTATATTCAGAGAATCACATGTGCCACACAAAACAGAAAAGCTTGAAATAGTTGAAGGATTTTTGATTAAAAGGGTTTTCAGACACATCTTCACATTTGGAGTTATGTCAAGTAAAAAAACCATTGATGAACTTGTGTGAATTATGGACTGAAAATAAGGCGGCAATAACGGTTTGAAGCTATGCTTAGTTGCGGACTTAAATAACAAAATTTTTAATTAACAACAAAATATAATAAAATGGAAAAAGTATCAGATTACAACGGAACTCCGCAATTAGGCATAGCTGCAGTTAGCAGCCGTTTTAATTTCGGACAAGAGGTGTGGTTCTTAAATGGACGACACATTATGAATGGTAAGATAGAAGCTGTTAGAGGGCAGAAACATTGCCTATACGAACACACCGACATTGAATTGGAAGTTTACCATACAAGCGGTGAAATAGGGTGTAAGTTTTGGGTAAAAGATGAAGATTGTTTTGAAAGCAGACAAGCGTTGATAGATGCGGTCTTAAATGGCTGCTAACTATAATATATACGCAGTTCAAACTAAATAAGGCGGCAATAACTGCCGTCTTACTAAAAATAAATTATCATGAGCGAATTTAGAATAGATTACTTTGAACTTATGTTCTTAGCAGAATCAGTATCACCAAAAGGACCTATTGCACGGTCAATGTGCTTTGATAGCTTCTCTGATAAGCACTACCACCACATGAATGAGGGACAACGATTGCAGTTCTTTAATTACGTGCAAAAGCAACCTTACTTTACACTAGAAGACGAGCAATGCAGGCACTTTTACGCAAGATTTAATCCACAGAATCAATACAAAGTTTCTTGCTTCTACGATGGAAAGGCACAAACAGTAGATTGCTATAGATTTGAAGACGAGTATAGGGTATCTAGGAATAGATTTATAAATAGTGACTACATTAAAAGTATCGTTAGGGTTTACGATGGAGTGGTTATCAAGCAATAAGGCGGCAATAATTGATGTCTTACTTAAATAATATTAATCTATGGCAAATATTTGTGATGTATACGTTGAGTTCTACAACGTGAAAGATGAACAAAAACATCTTATTACTGAAGAAAACTTCAAGAATGAAGAAATCAAAACAAACAACGACGGTTGGGTTGATATAGAGTTTGTTAATGAAGGACTAAACACGTTATCTATGTCCTCAGCGTGGTCAGCTCCTATTTCTTGGTTTGAAGGTTTTTGCGCTGAACATGGCTTAGATGGAAGAATGTATTTCTATGAGCCTGGATGTTGTTATCATGGATATGCTGACGTTACAGATGGCCACATTCAAACAACATACTATGATAATAATTTTGAATATCTTTACCTACATAATAACGAAGGCTTCTGGGATGAAGTAAATTATTTCTTAGAAGAAGATATGCTAGAAGAAGAAGAATGGAATGAAAGAGTTCTTAAGTATATTTCTCTTGAAGATAAGAAAACATTAATTGAAATGATTGAAAAACAAAAAAAGGGATAACTTCGGTTATCCCTTTTTTTTTACAAGACCAACGCTTATTATAAAGCTTTAATCCAAAGTGTAGCTGATAATGATTTAGGTGATATACCAACAGGTTGTTGAGTATAGTTCCCTTGAAATCCAGTTTCACCATTTATAGTATGGTCATGATTACCTGCATTCTTAGTCATTGTTGCTGAAGTAGCAGTTGAAGGACCCCCTAATGACCAAGATTCAATACTAGCACCTGTTTGATTGGTATCAGCATTTCCATATCGAAACCCTTGATGGTTATGATCCCCACTTATACCAATCTCTATATTAGCTCCATTTGCATCAACAGAGTGTTTATGTAAAGGTAATTGATTACCAGCTAACATAACAGTATCAGACCCATCTAAAGTGCCTATTGATCCAGTATTGTATCTTAAGAATCTATCTGAGGCATTTGGCAAGTTAAACGTAGTAGTTCCATCTCCAGCCCCATAAGTAGCTCCAATAACAGCAAACAAAGCTGAATAAGTGGTTCTTGAAACAGCAGCACCATCAGCTTTAAGAAATTTACTATTTGGAGCAATTGAACCAGAGTAACTTAAATATGTTCCAACAGGAAGGAATTCAGTTATATCAATCGTTCCGCCAGACACAGTTCCTAAAGCCTCTTCAACAGCAGTAACTCTAGTGTTTAAATCTTGTATCTGATTTAATATGTCTACAATAATGTTTTGAATATTATTCAAAGAGTTTCTTAACCAAGTTGTAAAGCTTGTAGTTAATTTAACATTAAATATGTTTCTTTTGTCGCTATTCTCAGAAACAGTATCTATTGAAACATCAACATTAAACCCAGAATAGTCTACAACATAATCTTGAGAATCAAATACCAAGTCATCTCCCTCTACATTTGTTACTTGAGGTAATTGATGTGGCTGAACGAAAATAATTCTTTCATATACTTTATCAAGATAACTCTTAGCATTAGTATTGGTTGCAGCAATGCCTAATCCAGATAGTTCTTCTAACTTCTTAGTAGAATCATACTCTTTAGCTAAGTCGTTTACTTCTGTCTTGAAAGTAACAGAATCAACTAACTCTCTAAACGTTGTCTCGTCAGGTCTATCACCATTCAAGAATCTATTGCCTCTTTTTGTGGCCTTCTTTGTAACTTCAAAGAAATAACTTTTTAACTTCATATTAGTAATTAACTATTTTTTGTCTTATTGTACTATACTTACCTTTTTCGTGTATTACAGGCTTCTCATAAACAACGAAACTTCTCTTTCTATGTTTATGGATATGCTTAGTTATTTCGTCAATCGGGACGTTATGCTTCAACAAAAGATCAAGATATACTTGATACACATCTTTATTTATAACGTATGACTGGCAACACAATACACCGTCTAATGTCCTTCCAAATCCACAAACAGATTCAAGACTGAACCTGTTTCCGTTTGACCAATTAAGATGAATGAAATCCCAGCCTAATCCTTTGTTAATAAACTTGTTGAAGTTTGTTATGTACTTCAAGTAGTTCTTTTCATCAATAATACTATCATCTTCAAAGATATGAATGTAAGGATATCCTTTTTCCATAGCCTCTTCAATAATGCTTATTGTGGTTAATTTAAGGCTTAAAGCTTGTTTGTTCCATCCTTCTGATGGATTCTCAACTTCTTCTTCTACTTCAACAGGTCTAACTATTTTATAAGAGAATATATTCATCCCTCTTAATTTTTCAATTAAAGGATTCAATCTATCTGTACTTTCTTCTAAACTGATAATGTATATCATAATATGATTCCATTAATTAATATCACAATATCTCCAACACAACCACCTCCAGTATAAGTCATTTCTAAATTAGAAGCAGAAATATTTTTCATTGTATAAGTTGTATTATACGCGGCAGTAGTTGACTTATCAAAAGGAACTCCAGATATATTGTCAATATCTACAGTGTCAGTGTCAGGTATTCCCGGACCATTTGTTCCGTCCGTATCATAAGAGCCTTCAACTAAGGCGTAAGATCCTGGTAAATTTAAAGATGGATTTAAAACTGTTTCAGTAGAACCATCATTTTCTCCAAGCAGATCATTAAAATTAAACACTCCTGTTGAAGCTAGGTTTGAATTGCTTTTTAATAAGAAAACAATCTTATCAGGCTTTATATATGTTTTACCATCAAAATTAATTGGCATAACTTCAAAAGCAGGCATAACAAAGTCTGTAAAATTCTTTGTTGTCAACTCTATTTTAGTTGTAAATGAATTGCCATTAACAGATGTATTACAGCTTATCTTGCAGTTAATATCTTCATAATTATTAATAAAACTTGTTCTCCAAAGACTGTCAGCTAAAGTTTCAATAGACTCTCTAACGTCAATAGCTTTAACTTGTTTTGTTGAGTTAGGAAATATTTTACCGTATAGGTAAGTTTTAAATTCTTCAAATGTATTTTTTTTCATATCTTAATTATTAAATTCTTCACTAAAGTCGTCGTTGAAATCCCCAAGTATATTTATAGCAACATCTTCACAAGAACCAACTATGAAAGCTATTTCGTCATCATCTTCATTGATAGACATGTTGCCAATGCCTTGACATCCTTCAATACATAAATCAGTCGTAAGCTCTACTTGGTATATATCTAGTAACGCGTCAAATATGCGTTCATAAGGAACGCCATACTTTACAGATAAACAAACTATATTCTTTCTTACGCAAGCTATATCGAATCCATCTGTCAAAACTTCTGTATTACAGCCATAAAGGAAAGCAGATCTCTCAATCTTAAACTTAATCATTCTAACATAGTAATGAATGAGAGTAAGATATCCTATAGCTTCGTATTTAACGACAGACTTGTTTATTTTCCCTAGCTTATCTAAACCGTAAGCTTCAGACAAGATTAAATCAGAATACTCTTGAAGCAACGTTGTAGCTGCATCAAAGTATTCTTCATCACTTGTTACAGGAAGATACTTTTGGCTATGTACTTTTAAGCTCATTTGCAACCACAGTTTTTAGTTTTAGACTTAGTGTTTACTGTATTCTTACCGTTGCAGTCCATTCTCTTACATACCTCAGACAATTTAGCCAAAATATCTTTAGCTTCAGTAATCTTACTAATTAAAGAGTCTTCAATAGCAGTATAGAAATTGTTCAAGTAATAAAATGAATGTATCTTTTCAAAGAACAAGTTACTCAATGTAATCAATCTCATTGAAGCTAATTGTTTCTCTAAAGTAGAATTACATCCGCAATTAGTTCCACATATAGCTTCTTCTATTGAAGTTGTAATACAATCTTCAATAGCGCAGAAATTAGTAACTATAAAGATCTGTACTGCATCTTGATTGTTTTCAGTATACTTACACTCAACTTTATAGATTCCTGTTGTTATAGAGAAGTTTATTTTTGTTTTTGAAGCTAAATCAAATTCACTAACAACAACACCTTCAAAATCACTTATAGAAACTTCAACAGATTTATTTGTAGAGTAGTTTATGATATTGAATGAATCACAGATAGTCGATTGTTCAATCTTCAAGAAGTTCAATCCTTCAATAAGATATTCAGAAGAATAACTACATCCACATTCTAAATCGTTTATTGTAGCCTTAATAGTGTAGTCCCCGATCTTCTTAATATCAAAGTAAAGACTTACATCTAATCCATCAACACCTAAAGGAAATTCATCCTGAAGCAAGTCTACATTGTTTCCGTTGTTCTTAACTTCCCAAGTTAAAGTATATCTATCTAAAGGAATAGCTTCAACAAAAGTAATTGTAGGAACAATATGAACTTCTTCTCCAAGTGCGAATCCACAAGAATTAGAAGCGTTTAAAGGACAGTCAGAGGTTAAAACTATTGAAGGCCTGTATTCTTCTATTAATAAGTTTGAAGCTACATCTAATCCCAAATAAACAGATTGTTCGTCTACTTCTCCAGAAACAGTATTACCTTCTATTGTTGTAGCAAAATACTGATCCCATAGTTTAGCGTAAGTAGTAACAACAGAATCCCCATTCTCTCCTTCGCATCCACAGCCAACACCAGCGTTTCCTGGTAATACTTCAGTAGTTAGATCGTAAGCAACAGCTTCAACCTTAATCTGTAATTCAGTAGGATTGCAAGGCTCTAAAGTGAAAGACTTTCCTTTAGCTTTGCTCTTGTTGTCTATAAACCAAAATACATCAGCATCAATGTTTGAATTGTAATAGAAGTCAACATCAAAAGAACAAGGATTTTTAAACGAGAAAAACCCAGGATAAGGCTTCTTGTATTCAGGATCAGAAACAAGTAATTGAGGGGCAAAATCAATAACAATCTCATTATCTACATCATAAACATTTGCAACAGTAACATCGTAAGGTGTATATCCTGTTTTGTTTATGGATATTGTCAATGAAGAATTATCTTCTAAAGTAAAGCTCAAAGGGCCAACAAATGGTACAGCACCACCAACAACTATTCCGTTTATGGCTATGTCTTCAAGGTTTATTGAAGCAGGCAAGCCTAGTGTCGTTATATTTAAACTTAAATTCATATATTCGTTAATATTAATAGTATCGCCAATAAAGAAGAAACTACAGTTAATTTAACCGTAGTTTTCTTTCTTTTAATTTCTTCGTTCTTAATCTGAACGTTTTTAATTTTGATTAAGTCAGAATAGTAACAGTTAACACTATCTGTTTTTCTGTTCAACAACTCATTGTTCATCTTAAGATAGATCAAAGTGTCCCTTATTATAGATAAATTCTTCTCGCATTTATAATAATAAGTAAACTTATCAATGTCCATTGTAACCTTATCACACCCTACAGTATCATATTTAATGAAACTACATTGAGAATAAGAACTTATCGAAATAAGTAATGCTAATATTGTTGTTGTTTTAACCATTCTATCGCTTCTTTTTTGTCTTCTACTGTAATTTTAACTCTTGTAAGTTCAATTGCTTTATCTATTATTGAGTCGTTCTTTGAACTCAATTTAGATATATCAATCTTTAATCTGTCAATTTTAGCTTGTTGTTTAATAGTAATCATATACAAGCTGTCCGCCTGACTAGCATTATCATCTGATATTTCTTTAAGCTTCTTTGTTTCGTAAAAGAATAAGCTAGCAAATACTAACATTAAAACGAAAAGAATCAGATCAATATATGAGAATTTAAACGTCATAACAAGTTACTTTTCAGATCCACCAATAATTTTGTGTAGTATCTTATTAACTATAGAATCTTTAGACACAACTAAAGATAGACCTATAAGGAATAATACTAACTGAACAGAAACAAGTTGCATGTCTTTTCTATCTGTCCAAATCATAGCTCCAGAAAAACAAAGTAGAGATATTCCTACTATTGTTGTTATTGGGCCGTTTTTAATGTTTTCAATTAATTTCATAGTTGTTTTTTTTAAAGACCTATTGATTCTTTCATTATATATTCTATTGCCTGAACAGATCTGCTCATTAGCTGTAATTCTTTAACTGTAAATTTATGTTTATCATTATATGATACAATACAAAATCCATTTATATTTCCATTAATATACAACGGAAGATAAACAATGCCTTTCTTTTTAACTTTATCTCCAACCCATCTCAATAAAGGATCTTCATCTTTAGATAAGTCCTCTCTAAAAAACCAACCGTATTCTTTCATTTCAAGAACATATTCAGCATAAGGCTCTAATTGTTCTCCTACAAATTCTTGATGCCCAACAAATGTTTTATCATCGTAAGTAACAAGAGTAAATCTTTTTAAATGGATGTTGTCACCAGTAACCAATCCGTTATGTATATGGAAAACAGAAACATTATCAGCCTTGAAGTCTTCTCTGATGTTTTTACAAACCTTCTTAATCTTAACTGAATTTTTAAGATAAGCATCTATATTGCTTTTCTTTTTCATTGAAGAAAGACCATAATAAGAAAAGGCTCCAATAAAAAATATCAGAACCATTAATGCCCATCTTTTAATTTTACCTCCCTCTGGCTTGAGGGAGATAATAAAACTTATTAATCCAGAAAACAAAGTTTCCATTTTTATTAGAACTCTTTTAATATAGTAATAGTAACAAACTTTTGTCCTTTCGTCAATCCTATTATTCTTTCATAGTCCCATTCTACATTACAAACCATACATCCGTATGACCATGCTCCAATAAGTTTCTGAACTATAGATTTAACCTTATCGAATAATCCATTATACGAGTTATAATGAAAATTGGTGTTTCTAATTATTAATTCTGGAGTTCCTAACTCTTCTGCAATACTATTATTGTTGTTGTCAGAGTAAGTTAAGATAGGTTTAACCTGTCTTAATGCTGGCATCTTTCCATTGTGTAAGCCATAAGAAAAAGCCTTATACATAATCTGATTAGACTTAATTACAGCAGCACCTTTCTTGTTAACCTTCTTCCAACCGCCTAATAACGCTGGAGTCCCTGGTCTAGTAGTACATGTTGTAGCAAGAACAAATTCTTTATTTTTAAACAAATAACACTTATCTTCAAACACATTCGGAGTCTGTGTTTCTTTTCTAACAAGTATTAAATGGTAATCATCTGGAAACCCTACAAATTCAGGTAGGGATTCCATTTTACCAAGAAGTTCATTATCGTTGTATGTCATCTTCTTTGTTAATTAACTTTTCTTCAATCTTTCCTGATAAATTCAACAAAGCCAACTTAGTTCCTTTGTTTTGCATTCCAATTGTAGATACTTGTTTATCTGCAATATTTAAGCATTCTAAAATAATGCCTAATTCTTGTTTAGTAAAATCAAATGAAATGAAATCTTCTGGATTCATTTTTGACTCAACAACTTGTTCTTTTACTTGATCTTCCATAATCGTATGTTTCTTTTAATGTTTTAGCGTACAATTTACCAATTTTATACAGATTTTCTGTCTTTTTAGGAGAAAAATTAAAGGCATTTGAATAATACTCTCTTTTCATCCAATATATATTGACTTTAACTCCTTTGATTTTAGCTAAAGAAAGCCCTAAAACTAAAGAGCTAACATCTGAATCATCATATACTCCTCTTAACACATTTAGTATTTTAGAGAATATGTTTTTAGCCTTTGTATTGTATTTAGAATCTTCTGGAGCTATGTATTTAGCTTCATCTCCACTAAGCAACTCCATTCTCTTGATCATATCATATATCCTTTTTGACTTAGGAGAATGCATAAACACATCAATTTCAGTACATCCTTGTAATACAGCTTCAGCAATACCAACGCCTTCAGATATACCTCCATCAGAAGTGTCTCTACCATATAGAGTTGTAGCTGTCATTATTATCGGAACAGCAGTAGAAGAAAATACGGCTTGTTTATACTCTTCAAATCCAGAATTAATACCAATCCATTCTATTGAAGCAGAATCATCAAAATGAACACCAACATCTGCTTTGATATTCTTGCTTATAGCTTCATTAAACAGGTCTTTAGTTATTTTGGCGTCTATTATATTTTTCAAGTTATTATGTTGACCAACACTGTTTCTGCCTTTAATTATAGAGAATACAGAGTGAAACAATATCTTTTTGAAAGAGAACTTTCCTTTTTTATTCAATAGATTAATGTTGTATATCCCATTATTATCTACAAGATAAGACGAATATAGTTCATCAAACTTCTCCATTTGATACATTAACACTATCAACGCTCCAGTAGATACACCGTTTGCGTAATCGTACTTAGGTCTCCCGAGAGCATCTAATACCCCGAGAGTATGGGGGCCATCTGCCCCACCTCCTGAAATAACTAATCCTTTCATATTAAGACTTTGCTGCGCAATAAATATTATATGATGAACCTGTAAATCCCGATAAGTTAGCAGGCATCCCTGACGGTGATCCTGAAACGAATTTACTTTTTGATATAGCGGCATCACTTGCTGCTGTTGTTTGAGCAAAAGTACAAGCACCAACTCCTTCTAATACTGCAAACCAATAAGACACACCAGCGGTAAGAGTAACAGAGCTACATGCTCCTGATGCAAATCCAACAGCATTTGTTGAAGCTGATGCAGATGCTAGTAATGTATTTCCGTCAGCACTATAAATACCTAAATAAACAGTTGAAGCTGACAAAGATTTTACAAATGTATTAATAGATGTAATAGTTACCGTCTTATCTGCTACAACCAAAGAAGCATAACAAGTGCCACTAAGAGCAACCCCTGTGCTACTCATTGTAATAGGATAGTTAGATATTGAACCAGCGGAAGAGCCTCCTGACACAGTCTTTAATCCTACTTTACCTGTTGTGTTGTCATAATAATAAACTTTACCATCATCACTCAATGTAGGATTCAATGCAGTAGTATCAAGCTCTTTCTGACCAATACCGAAAGAATAGTGCCATGCAGTTCCGTTGTAGAATTGATGTTTGTTTGTGTTGTATCGTATTGCCCCTGCTGTTGTGGTTGTACTATCGCCCACAACCATAGCTTTATTAGTGTTTAATCCTATTTGACCAGTAGATGTTAATTGTAGTAAACCAGTTGTTGTGCTGAAATTTAAAACGTTACTACTTAGGTCGTCACTCCACACTCTAAAACCTTGTTGAGCTACTACTGTAACAGGCTGACCGTTAAATAAGGCTACTATGTTGCCATAAGTACCACCATGCCCCTGCCCCCATAAACGTAGAGTTCTAGTGCCTAACACATTAAGGTTGGTCTCTGTATTATTAGATGTTATATTAAATAATTCGCTTGTACCTACTCCGTTCCAAAAACGCAATCTTGAATCGGCACCATTTGCGCCTATTGAAACCTCGGCATTTGAACCTAACAACTTAGACTCAAACGCTACCCTCGCCCCTGTACCTGCTAAATCTTCGACGTATAAATGTCTGTTTGTAGTAACAGTTTGGGATTTAGATATTCTAACATCACCAGTAAACGGCATATTTGAGCCGTCTAATTTCGCATAACCATTAAGCAAACTTTTAACTGATCTAAATGAAGGTATGTAATTATCATCTAGTGTTATAGTGTTTTCTTTAGCTATCGCATTAGTGTCGTACCTTAAAAGACCGCTTTTAGTGTAGATATAATCAGCATCAACAGAATCATCAAACTGAAAGCCGAATCCATTCGATACAATACCTAAATAAGACCTAACATAATTACCAGTATCACCACCATCTAGCTCTACGAAGCTTTGCATCTCGGTTGAATAAGTTGTGGCTAAAGCATCAACCTTCTGGGAAGCAAAACCAAACTCACCAAATTGAACATCAAGACCGTTTGACGAGTGAGTCCTAGTTACCTGAAATTCTGAATCATTAAATGAAAAAGTAGATGTATATCCATTTTTAAATAAAATTCCATTTATCCCATTTGTAGTATCTATTCCTAAATTTCCACTAACGCCAGTATCAGTAATAGAAAAAGAAGCGTTTGTTTTTGCTCTTGCTATAAAAGTGCCTAATCTAGTCCCAGTAGTATTTCCTCCTAAAGAAAGAGTAAACGTTCCGTTGCTATTTAGAGTGGTGTTTTTAGTTAATGCGTTTGTGCCTCCAAATTCAACAACTCCAGAAACATTTGTCAATCCATTTGTGAATGTAGGCATTGAAACACTTGCCAAGTCATACTTGCCAGCGGTGTTGTCCCATACTAAGAATTTGCCGTTTTCTGTTAAAGTAGGTGATAAGGCGGCATTTGTTAATTCCTTAGTCCCTAAGTATCCTTGTAACTGAATAATCCCATCTGCGTCTTGAAACGTTTGTGTTCTTGCAGGGCCAGCAAGTGTCATGTCGAAAAACATTCTCTGTCCAACCCCTTTATTATAGAACATTAATCCGTTTCTTAATCCTATCTGTCCATTTCCAGAACCTCCTTGTAATTTCGTAACATTGTATGTTCCATCGTGTTGCTCAACATACAAACCGCCTCCATTATTATACGTAAATGCCCCACCTAACAAAGGCGTTGAATTATCTGGCAGTCGTAATTGACCATCGGTAAAATCTATAGTAAACCCAAAATTACCAGCAGATATGATTGTATCCTTAGTTAATGGGCCTTCAAGTCTAACAATACCACCAGATTCGGTTAATGCATTTTCAAACGTGAAAGAAGTTCCTGCGCTAAATTCAACTAAATTTCCATTAGCAACACCATCTTTATACCAATACTTCTTATCACCTGATCCATCGTTAATAACAACAGTAAGACCTCTATATCTAAATGACAAAGGTATTGTATTATTAGCTTCTGTTACTGAGGCGTATGGAGTATAATCAGAACGAAGCGACTTAGCTTCCGAAGGCTTCCCTGAATTTATATATATATTATCACTTAATGCTATTGCCATGATTAACTATTTTTTAATTGCATTGATAATGTTTGTTCTGACTGTAAATTACTGATATAAACTTTGTAACTTATTCCATTCCACATAGAGGTAGGGCTATCTATTGATAAGACTGTTGCAGACGGAAACAGAGTAGTTGCGTTAAGTATATCGCCTTTATCAAGCTCTGTAACATACCACTTAGTCTTGCTTGTTGAAGTAGAAGGTATTGCAAACCAAATGTAATCATCTGACGTACTATTGAAATCTATTGTTATTGTTCCAGTAGATGAAGCTACAACCTTAGTTCCTGAATTAATCAATGCTTGATTAGCAGAAGGCCTATTTACACTAGCAGCAGCCCCACCAGAAGATACTTTGCCATAGAAGTAAGGATAAATACTATTTACAGTAAAAGTCCTTGTGAACTCAACAGATTGCGTGTTTGTTGCTCTAATTTCCCAATCCTGAGAAATAGGAGATGTATTTGTTATTGTTCCTATTCCAAGCGCCTCACTACCGTCATTATCAAGCCCAAAAATAAGGAATGTGTTTGAATCTAAGTCTTTAATACTTATAGATGCAGGAGCTATGTTTCCATTGTTTGTAGTTGTCCAAGTGAATGTTTTGCTTCCTGATAAAACAGTTCCAACTTCTATTGTTGTAGCTTGTCCAGTAATACTGAAAGCTGAAAACGTAGGGTTCTGATAAACAACGAGCATCTTCTCGAAAATCTCATTTGCCGTCTTACCTGTAAGAACATATCCAGCAGGTACTCCACCAACAGCAATAGTAGAAGGAGAGGCAAGGTCATAAACGCTACCACTACCATATACGAATTTGTTTTGTGTTTTATCCCAAACAATTGTTTTACCATCCTCAGCGGCAGTAGGAGAGTCAATGTCCTTGCCTCTTAGCTGAGTTTCTAAAGCAAGGCGTATCCCTGAAATTAACTCAGGGATAACACCAAATTTCCATTTGCCAAATATTTTCATATTATGATAATGTTATTTCTTGTGTTCTAAAAATACTGAATTTAAACATATCCTTCAATGAAGGCATAACATTCAATGCGTAGAAGTCAACCTCGTTGATATAAAGAGGATTTCCTTGTTCATCAACTTTTACAGTTCCAACAAGTTCTTGATTAATAACTTCTGTGTTGTCTTCATTATATTCAGGCTGAACTAAAGCAATATTTGCTCCAACAACAACAGGTACTCCAGTAGTAGCAAAAGCATCTAAATCAACATACTTTTCAGTTGTTGCAACTGCTGGTCTATAAGTACGAGGATCATCGTTTGAGTTTACTTGTAGTTGCCAAACTCCACCACCCCATACGCCATCTGTTTTAACTCCTCCAACATAAAGCTCTGTCTTCTGAATGTTTTCAATTTTCTTAGTATCTGCGTTTGAACTAAATGCGGTCATGTGCGTTCTCATTAACACTATACCATTTAATTCATACTCTACAGTTACTATTTGAGTAGCATTTGATTTCTCTACAAACTGACCATTAACGATTTCACTATAATAGTCTCTTACATAAATTTTAGCCATATATTTTTTAATTAATTTTTAAATGTAATAATTTCTATATTTTAAATATTTAACACCTGTATTCCTTGCGGTTGTTCCTACTGTCTTGTCTATTTTGCATAAAATAGATGTGTTTCTACCTGTTGAAATAGGTATATTTGTAGTGTTGTTTTCAACGTTAACTCCATTTATGAAGTAATCAACCCTTGAAGCAATATTGTTTACCTCAATTCTCAATTTATACCAAGTGTTCGCCGCTACTGTTACGCTTGTTGGCTTTGTTGTTCGTGTGCTATTTGAAGCCGTTACAACGTTAAAAACAGTGTTAACCCTATCATCGTATTGGAAATATGCTCCATCTGTCGGGAAGTTACCTGTTACAACGTTATCCCCAAATCCATACACACTACTAAATCTTTGAGTAGCTGGATCTGATAAGATAGGTATGAATATTTCAGCTTCAAAAACATGAACGCCTGAACCTGAATAAAACTGCAAAGATGAACTATTTTTAATTACGTTACCAGTTCCCGTTGCGGTTGTTGCAGTTGTTAAATTTAAATAACCTGTCGGAAACCCTACACCACCAGCCACTAAAGTTCCATTTGTTACCGATACTTGCGTTTGACCCACAGTACCAGTTCCTAAAAAGAATTCATCAAATCTTTTAACAAAATCAGGATATTTGACTGTAAACATCCAAGTTCCATTTGCCGTACTTCTATCAATTAAAACCGCTTTTAATTCGCAGTAAGGCTCTAGTCTGTAAGCAGTAGTAAAGTCTGAATATGTTATTTCTACAACTTCATTTGCGTTGTTTATAAATATAAATTCTTTAGTACCAGCGTAAGAAGTAGCATCTCCTAAACTCGTTAATTTACCCCAAGTTGTACCTGTGTAAATTTGAGTTTTTGCGGAATTGTAATTTAATGTGTTTAATGCTGATAAAGTAGAAACAATATTATAAGTATCTCCTATCTTTTGAAGAGAGACCTGTGAGCCATCGAAAACATACGCACTACCTGCGTCTAATATAGTTGGAGATTTTGCTCCAACACTTAAAGGAGTGTTACCGATAACGTCGGCACTAACCCAACCTAAAGATTTTCTATTGTATGCAACTCCATCGTTTGGAGCATCAGAAATGCCACCAGTTGCAATAGTGAAAGTTCTATCCGTACTTAAATCTTGCGTTACACCGTTTATTGTTAATGTTGTTGATTTTAATGCTTTTGTAGATAATTCGGCATTGATTGCCGTTATCTGTCCGTTAATATTTATTAAACTAGCTTCAATAGCAAGAATATCCTGTATATTCTCATTGAATTGCATAGCAATAGCTTCTTTGTCTGAAGTCCATGTAGTCCCTGTATAGTAATAAAATCCATAAGGATAGTATGTTCCTCCCATAGAGCCAGGTAGCCAAGCCGTTCCTTGACTATTATAAACATAAGCCAGATCTCCAGTAACCATTCCTGTAACTAACAACAAATCATTATAGTTAGCAGCAGAGAACTTAAACAAGCTACTTGTATTTAAAACAAGGTCTCCAGAGCCTACAACAGATTGCCCATTTATAGTTTTAATATTAACTCCAGAAACAAGAATATCTTGCTTTCCAGAGTTAATAGCGTCAATAGAAGCCTCTAGTAAATCTACATCGGATTGTAAAGCTAAATCTCCAAGGCTATAAACAGAAGGCTTCTTCTCAAATATATATTTACCAAATACTCTCATTATAATATCGTTACAGTTATATCTTCTTCAGAACTAATAACTACAAGACATGAGTTATCATTAAGCTCAATAAAATCTTGAACACCTATCAACTCTCTTGTTGCAGTTAATTTAAAAGAAACTACAATATCATTAGAGTTTAAATTATGATTTATTGTTTTGGTAAAATATCCAGTATAGTCTCCAGAGCCTACATCCCAAGATGTAATGTCCTCAGAGTATTTGTTTACTGTTGGAGGTGGTGTTATTTGAACAATTAGTTCAGATAACAACTTTTCTAAATCACTCAACAATTTCTCTTTTGAGTGACCTTTGTTCTCCTTGTTAGATACGTTGTCACGTATTCTAACAAGGGTAACCATTAATTCTTGTATTGTTTTAGTAGTTTCCATTTTCAAGTCCGTTTATTTTGTTCTTAAGGTGTCCATCCATAAATAAACGGACATAATTGTCATGACTAACAATTCTTCCTAGATCTTTCGGGAGCTTATCAATATCTCCAGTGAATAAATCACCTGCTAATTTAGCTAAATCTGATATAAAACCAAAACTTTGAGATACATTATTAAAACTTCTAAGTAATTCTCCTGGGTTAGCGAAGTATGTTAACTCATTGAATACTCTAAGTGCTATATACGGACTAAGGAATCGTATGTTTTCAATAAAGCCTCCTTCTTCATCATCTCCACCTGGAGCAACCAATGAAGAAAGAAGATACAACCCATAGAATGAACCAGCAAAAATACCTGTCCATCTTAGCCTACTTGCGTTATAAGCTATAATTTCAGATACTTTATCATCATTTTTTCCAACAGCGGCTTTAACTCCTCCCAACACTTTCTCTGCGGTACTACCTTCAGTTTTTCTATATCCTTCCATTATCTGAATTATCTCAGCAGTAACCATCCCCATTATGGCTTCATCTCCAAAAGCGTTTCCATTAATAAGGTCTTCATCATATTCTCCTGTTTCCGGATTGTAGAGAGTATCAAAATCTTTAAGAGCATATTGCCATCCAGCAAAAGTCATCATCATCTTTCTAGGTAAGAATTTTCTTAATGACATTAAAGCTGGACCAGCTACTTTCTTATCCATCTCAGACAAGCCTCTATTTCCATAATAACCCTGAGTGTTAGATATTAAGTCAGAAATATTAAGTCCTATTTCAGAAACCATGTTATTATAAGATCTTTCATCTATCTCTCCTTTATCGTTTCTCATTATTCTACTTGTAAAGTTAGAAGTTGTAGCAAACACCTTTGGGCTTATAGATATCCTTCTTGACTTTTCGTCAAATATAATAGAATCATAAAGACTAACAGCTTCAGAGATTTCAGGAGTAGTTGTTCCATCTGCTTTAAGATATTCTCCATTCTCAGCAATACATCTTATTCCTTTAAGTTTAGCAATCGTTAACACAGTAGAAATCATGTGTTCACCAACAGCAAAAGGCATATGGCCAGCAGCGCCAAAGAAAGCTCTAACAGTTTTGTCATTCATTATATCTTGAACAAAAGCCTCATTGAAGTTTAATCTTGAATTAAAGAATACCGTTATTGCTGTAAGCTTATCTGTTCTCATAGCATCATCAGCAGAGTAATTCTTCATTGAATCAACTATGTTCTTAAAGTATTCAGTAGAAGCTTCTCCTATAAGATTAGAATCTAAAAGGTTATTAGCCTTGAATGCAATCATTGAAGACACCGTTCCAGCAGTAGCATTCACTAAACCACCTTCAATATTTCCATTAAGTTTTGCTTTTGCAGAAATAGAAGTAATTGTTCCAAGGATCTTACTTATTGAATATCCTTTGCCAAACTGCATATCTTCTCTTCTCTTACCAAGAACATATTCATCAAATACAGATTCAGCAGCTTTAAGTCTTTGGCTGTTTCCTTTAGTGTTAAAAGCCTTATTGAAGTATTTTGTAATAACTTTCTTTCCTCCTTCTTTTATGTTTATGTTCTGTTCTCTTAATAAAGCTTTAAGAGTTTCTCCCATAAACGCAGCTTTACTCATTTCTTCAAAGTTAATGGCGCTATGATAGTTCATCATTAATATTGATAATATATCTTTAGATCTATCTTCAATCTTAATTCCTTTGTCTCTAAACTTAACAGGAGGTCTTTGAATAGGTTCTCCATTAAATGTAGATCTTCTAACAATAGCCTCTTCATTAGACGCTCTCTCTTCTGCATCATTAACATAATCTAAGTCTTTAGATTGTTGATTCTTGATGGACTCATTAATTCCTTCTTTGAAGCCTTCTTTTAGTTTCCCTTCAGCATATAATTCATGAGATGTCTTTCCAACAAAAGGAAGCTCGTTATTAATAAGCATATCTCCTTTTTCAAGATAACCATTAGACTTGTGTAGTAATATTTCAAACCCATCAGCTATCTTTTTCTCTTCAGTAGTAAGAGCAGCCCATTTAGCGGACTTATATTTAGGTAAAGGAATAAGTCTCCCTTTTCCATCAGTCTTTTTGGCGTCTTTCTCATAGTTTTCTTTTTTAAATATATCTATTTGCTTACCAACATAATAAGTGCTTTTAATAGTCTTCTTTTGTTGTTCATTCAAATCCATATATTCTCTATATTGAGCCTTATCATATTCCCCAGACTCAAATCTATCGTTTATTTGTTTAGCTTTAAGGTCGTACTCTTCTAAAGCCTTTTTGTAGTTCTCCATACCGATAGCTATATATCGTTGTCTTTCAGCTTCAAGACGCATCCAGTCATACTCAGATACTAAGCATAGTCTATCTTCATCATTAACTCTCTGAACATAGAAGAACTTCTCATTAACCTCTTCATAGTTAACCCCTAATGTTTTATTCCATCCATTCTTATTTACATAATCTCTATACATAGAAGCAAGGTTGTCTTTTCCCCTAAACTCTTCTTGGTATTTAATTCTAACGTTATCTTTAGCTTTCTCTAAGTACGCCACAAAAGGAGTAATTATAGAGTCGTTTATCATCTTCTTATCGCAAAATGCCAACACTAAAGAAGAAATATCTCTTTCGTCTTCAGATAATCTTTTATAGATCGTATTATATCTTTCGTATAACCATTTCTCTTTATTCTTCTGGAAAGCTTGAACACCAATGTTAATTAGATTATCTCTTACAGCCTTGTCTTTAAAAGAACCTATTCCTCCTTTTATCTTTCTGAACAAGTCTCTAGCCTGCATCATTCTAACATTGATATGACCTCTATCTTCAAAAGCCAAAGTAAAAGCAAGAACTTTCTTAGAACTCTTCTCTAAAGATGAATTAGCTTCAGATATCTTTCTTTCAATAGAACGAAGAGCCTCGCTTAAGTCATTAAGAGTCTGTTTATGATATCTTTTTGCAAGTAAACGGTTGATTATATTTTCAAGAGAAGTCATATTTTCTTCGCTTGTTTCAACGTTAGTTTTTGTTCCTTCAAAGTCAATAACACCAGCATCAAGACCTATAGTTTTATTTATTAAATCACTAAGCTCAGCATAGCTAGGATTATCTGGCAAGGTAAGAGTGTCTTCTATATTTTTAGTTGTGCTATTGTCCCCTGAAAGTCTTTTTACAATACCAACAATCTTTCTGTACTCCTCTTTTATTGTAGCCAATTCAGAATCAATCTTAGACTGTAATGCTGTATCTGGAATTCCACCATCTAATGAAGCTTGGATGTTTTTAAATCTCTTCAAAGAAGCAAAAATATCCCCAACATGAACACTTAAGTTAGCTATTTCAACATCCTCAGTACTGCCTTTCGAAGCAAACTCAAGCTTAGGAGATATTTGTTTAGATATCAAATTAAACACACCAAGAATACTTATAGCCTTCTTAATCTGAGTAAGCTCGTCCCATCTTTCTTGTTGGTTTGCATGTTGAGCATAAAACTGCTCTAATGTCATTTTCCCTGGATTTGTTCCATCAATATCAACATCGTCAAGTATTTGTCTTAATGGGTCTCTAGTGATACTTGATATTAAGTCTGTTATTACTATGCTGTCATTATAAACGTCCATAGCCATTTCAACAAGTTGTCTCAAAACATAGAAGTCAGAAGCTTTACCAATCTCTGATCTTATCTGATCAATTGTTTCAACCATCTTGTTGATGTTTTGACTTCCGGAACTTGTGTCTATTCCAGACTTACTGGCAGCACTAACAGCTTCAGAAAGCATCTTGTTCAATCCATCCATAAATCCTTCAAGATCAACGTTTTCATCGTCTCTTATTGAGGCTATTAATGTATTAGTTGCTATATCTAAAGCTTCTTTCTTGTAGTTGTATTCAAAGTTACCAGCGTTATCAGACCCTTCATATCTTTCTTTAGCCTCTCTCATTGGTCCATCAGACTTAAAGTTAAATCTGTTTTCCATCACTTCATCTATATTGATGGTAGGCATATTATTGTATATGCTGCTATTAAGAACCTCGTTAGCCATTAAAGCAATAGCGTCATAGTCTAAACCAAGTTTCTTCTTGATGATATTGTAAACCTTGTTAACCCAGTTTCTTATTTTGCCAAATATAGATTCTTCAGCATTTTCAAATATCTCGGTACCTTTAAGACCTAAAGCAACTGCAAGAACTTCTTTTCTATGTAACTCAGAACCTTCTTTTAATTCAGGGTATCTATCTGAAACTCTATCAGCTATATCTGTCTGCATAGCTTGGTCATACGCAGCCATTGCCTCAGAAGTATAAGCTCCACCAGATATATCAATGAATACGTGTGATAACTCGTGTATAACTGTGTCTCTACTTAAATATTCCCTAGATCTAAGTTTTACAACAGGAAGTCCATCAACATAAGTAACTGATCCCCATGCTTTCATATTAGGGTCTATAATCACTTGATTAGCTCCCAACTTAGCCTCAAGAAGACCTATCTTTCTTGCTGTTCTTTTCTCGTCGTCTATCTTATCAAACTCAGACATCTTATTGTAATAGTCTTGATATTCATCTTGAACACTACCTGATTGATTCTTAAGAATAATATTGTCAATAAATTGATCAGCAAAGAAAATAGGACTTTCTTCTATCATTTTACCGGCAAGATCTAAAGCTGTACTATAACCAATTCTATTTAGAAACTTAATTGTTACAGGAATTACATTTGAAGAACCAGAAACTGGAGTTCTTCCAGTCATGAAATAATTCAATAGAACACCAATCTTAATTGGCATTGGAGCATCGTCAAATGATTCTGATATTTCATTAGATAAATCACTATGAATTTCTCCTCTATTAAACTTTAGAGCTAATTTAAACTTGTCAGCAGGAGTCAGGTCTTCTAAATTATTTGAAGCCAATATAGCCGCTCTAGCTTCTTTAGACGCTTCTCCTCCAGTTTTTGATATAGCTATAAGCCTATAAACATTCTGAACTTGTCTTCTTGTTCTTTCTTTTTCTCTATTCTTTTCGTAGTTCTTTTTTATTACTTGAATAACCTTGTTATCAGTATTAACATTTCCTTCAATAACAGCAACAAAGTCCTCTATCATTCTGTTGTTCTTATTTGAATCAGAAAACACTTTAGAAGCAAAGAACTTATTGTAGACATAAGAAGCCATCTCCTTCTCTACGTTTATTAATCCTCCAATACTTTTTATTGCACTGTAAAACTTTTTACGATTAGCTATATTTTCTTTAGATGTGTCGTTTAAAATTGTAGAGATATATGTAGTTACTGTTTCGTTTGATACAATAGAAATTGAATTAAGAAGTACTGAAAGTTTTGCAAAAGAGTTTCTTAATGAACCTAAGTAAGTGTTGTTACTTAAATAGTTTTTGCTCATGTTTGCATTATTCTTGTATAGTCTATTTCTCAATTCAAAAGAACTTCTTTGAGAAAGTTTGTCGAACTTTAATTCAGTAGCTTGAGTTGATAGTTCTGAAGATAGAGAATTTAACTCATGATACATTTTTAACATACTTATAATATAAGACATATTAATAGTTGTCATTGAGCCGGAATTAAAATCTTTTATGTCTTTAGCTAAAGAGTCAGCAGAAACATCAACTTTAACATATTTAAATTTCTTCATTTTAAAGTTATATTCTGCTGCTTTACTAAAAGCAGCCAAATCATTACCAGAAAAATCAATACCTTTTGAAGTTAAATATTGAATCATTCCATTTTCTCCATACTTACTATAAGCAAATATTACAGGATGATTTAAGTATAACATTGCTCTCATTGGATGAACTCCTGCTCTTATCATCGCAAATAACATTCCAGAAGTAGTCTTATTTATATTAACATAAGAAAGGAATGGATCCTTTGCCATATCAACGAATCCATTAAGGAAAGAAGAGATAGCGTCAACAATAGAAACAGCAGTATTTTTAACTCTTTCTCTAGCGTAAGAAAGAACTTCAGTTTTTGCGTTTCCTTGATCTTGGCTAACATTGAACTTTGAAGCTATCATTGAAAGTATTGGATTCTGATATCCATAACCAATCTCAACCGCAGCCATATTCTGCTGGTTAGCAGTTGCTCCAATACCATCTTGTCCACCCATATTGTCACTTTTACTTCTAAGCTGAGTGATTGGGTTCATTATATCCAAGAACGACTTATTATTAATAGCATCTAAATCTCTTCCTTGAAGTTCTAATATGTCTTTAGTGTAATCATCTTTTAACTCTGAAGCATCAACAGGCGCCATCTTATCTAAGTAAGCTTCAGTATTAGAGGAGTTAAGCATATTATACCAATGATTGAAAAGTTCATCGTGCATCTGAGATATAACTCCAGCAGAACTTCCATCAGATTGGTTTGAGTTTCTTATTACGAATTTACCTTGTTTGTTCTTATAAACCTTTATAGATTTAAATATTAAGAACATCTTATCAATATCATAGTCAGAACCAGTCTTACCCGTTATTGATGGATATAATATTATACTATCTCCAAGATGCGGAGGAAGTATACCTACAATATCAAGGCTATCTATTGAAGATAGTTTTTGTGTAGGAATACGGTAACCTATAGCCTTATTGAAAACATCTTTATTGTTCTTCATTAAATCAGTTATCTCTTCATAAGACATCTTCTCTAATCCAGGGATGTTCTTGAAGAAACTCAAAGGAACTAAACACTCTCCAGCTTTTCCAGGAAGAGGGTGCATTAGCTTCGCGGAAGTTCTTCCATCTAAGAACATAATAGAAGACTTTTCTTCTTCACTCATAGAGTTAAGTCCAACAGGAGAAACCTGAACAGCAGAACCTCCAGGCATAGAAGGGTTAACAACCCCTTTCTGGAAAGAAGATATTACAGATGAAATTATTTGATAACTAGAAGGCCCAACTTCATCTAAGTTGAAAGGAGTTATTTCGCTACTAGTTTTTTCTTTAATAAAATCAACAAGCTCTTTGTTGTTCTTTATTGCGTCTACCTTTAATAGTTTTCTTTTAATCCCTTCATTGAACTTCTTAACGTCTTTTATATTCCCACTATCAAAGTCCAACCCTAAGTTGTTCATAAACTCATAAGTAAGTCTTTCTGTTATTGCAGCTTCAATAGCATCAGTCTCTTCAAGGTATTTCTCTCCAGTATATTCAACTCCATTCTTGGTGTAGTAAACAAGTCCAGACTTAACGTTCTTCATAAGCTTTTTGAACTGAATCCCAATAGAACGTAAAGATTTCCCCTCAGTAATCTTGTTTGGAGTAACTTGTTGCATACCGTGGTATCTATTCTCAAGTTCAATAGCAAACAAATCTTTACCATTAATAGCCTCACTAAAGTCAATAGCTCCTTGTGATCCCATCTTAACAGCAGAATCAAATAAAACTTCATCAATACCATTCTTTTCCATATTCTCCAATAAAGAAGCTAATTCAGTTCCTTTATGGATAGCTGGGATTATTGGAATCATTGAATACTTAAGCATTGTAGGAACGGCAAGTAAGTGATTTAAAGATGCTGTTCCATCTTCATTAATGTTTGTTGTTCTTGAAGATATAGAATAATGGAAAGGCTTTTGAGGCCCAAACAAGTTTAATGCTTGTTGTTTTTCGTAGAAAGTAGGGACATGATTCTTGTCTTTAAGTTTCTCAACTAAAGTATTGTTAGATTCATCCCAATCTCCTTGACTTCTTCTGAAGTCAACATATCTATCTAATGTAACAAATCCTTGCGCATCTGCTTCATTGTTTTTTAAATAAGGATTATATAACGCCTTGGCTTCAGCTTCAGACATTAACTTAGACTCAACGGCTGTTTTAACCAAGAAGCTATACAGCCCACCAGAATCTCTTTCTATGTCATTCAACACTGCAATTTTAAATGTAGGCTTGTTGAATATATAAGATTCTTTTGAAGGAGAAACTAAAGCTTTATATCTTTTAACAATCTCTACAGCAGACTTAAAGAATCCTGGATGTATAGCGTTAGCATTAAACTGTCTCATATTTAAAGCTGTGTCGATAAGAGTTACAGCTTCAAAGGCCACCATCCCACTCATATTTCTACTAGCTAAAGATCCGAAGTCAAACATCTCTTCTCGCATCTCTTTAACAGCAGAATCAATTATGTCATTCACAACCTTATCTAATATAGCAGAATTACTCTTGTTGAATACATGCTTACCGTCTTTTGAGTCAAAGATAGCATTAACCTCTTCTTGAGAACTAAAGTCTAAATCAAGTATTGAAGAATTTTTATATTTTTTGTCGTAATGTTTAATTCCAATAAACTTAGTAAAAGGCATGTTTTTAGCAGCCTCATAAGCTTTGTATGCCTCTATTTCTGCCTCAAGGAACTTAATGATCTCCGTCTTAATAAATTCAGAGGCAAAAGCTCTTATGTTGCTTCCTGGATTCTTTCTTCTATAATCAACATACTCTGTTAAAGACACAGAATAGAATCTTTCAATGCCAGCATCAGCAGGTTGTAACATCCTCAAAGGATATATAATACTTCCTGTTGGATTTCCATTAACGTCAAACTTACCGTTAAACACAGGGCTTCTTAAAGCATTAATTTGTTCTTTGTAGTAAATTGAAACATCTTCAGTTATCGTGTTTTCTGAAGTATGCTTATTTTTTTCTTCACCTCTAGTCTTGATTATCTGAGAAAAGGAAAGTACTTTTTGAAAGAAACTCATTCCTCCTTTATAAGCAGAAGAAAATGCGTCTTCACTTATTCTTCCATATAGATTCAATATGTTTCCACCAGGCTTTCTTTTGTTTGCCCCATTCTTAACATCAGAAATAAATCTGTTTGATGAAGCTTCTTTGTTTATTGAGTAAACATTTTTACCTTCAGCTCCAATAGTATTTTCTTCATGTAAGCTACCAGAGATAATATCTTGTATTTGAGATATCTTCAACATAGCATCAATAGGAGATATTACATAGAAAGTATTCTTTAATACAGTCTCAGTTCTTGTAGCTACAGCGTTATAAAGTAAATCTTTTCCGTGATGTTGTGAACCGGCTTTATTGTAACAATTGTTTACATAAGCTGTAATTAAAGTAAACAATCTAACTGTTTCATCTGGAGTTTTCCCATATTCTTCAAAGAAGAAAGCTATTGCCTCTTTAGATAAGGAATCTTTCTTTCCTTGAGACAATAATTCATATATAGTATTTACAAGAGAGTTTTGAGCAAGCTTTAACCCAGCTCCATCAACAAGAGATCTAGCATACACACTGTTTAAATAAGCTAACTCAGAAGGAACTACAAACGTGTCCTTCTCTTCTATAGAGTCGGTATGAGTCCCTTCTCCGTATCTCAACAACCTCTCTAATATACCTTTAGCTTTAGGGTCAAGATTTATTGTCCTAATTAAACTCTGTCTAAACTTTTCCTTAGTAGCATCAGGTCTTGGATTCATTAATCCAGAATAAACTATATCTCTAAACAGCTTTTTTCTTAATCCAGTAAAAGCCATTGCAAGCTCATTGATTTTCTCTTCAATAGAAGATAAAGACGTTTCAGAGAATATTCTACTTTGTACTATTGTTTGAGATTGACCACTTCCAACCTTAACATCTTCAGTAGAAGCATCATACATATTAGACTTCACGTTAGCAAAAGCATTAAAGAAAGAAGCCTTAAACATTTCAAGATACTCTTTCTCAGCTTTAGTTGAACCTTCTTTTTCAAGAAGGCCAACTATCTGGTTTAGTTCCGGCTTGATCTTCGCGTATCTCTTCAATGTAGCAACCATATCAGCGTATCTAGTAACTATTGTATACTCGACCTCGCCATCAACCTCTCTTGAAGACACCTTATTAGATGTTGATTCAAGAATACTATTTAATGTCTTCCACATCACTTTAAATGAATGTGTTTTAGGAAGACCTGTTCTTTTATCTATAACTATATTACCTTCAATGTCTCTTTCAAAGATACTTGATAAGAAAGACTTAACGCTTGCATCAACACTATTAATCTGGCTAACAGTATTTGAAGCTTCAAGGTTATGAACCTTATTATCATAGCTTTCTTCATCATCTCCCTCTTCTTCTGTGCTAACCTCGTCCTCTTTAGGGTCGTTGTTTTTGTCTTCAAATACTTCAACCCCAACAGAAGAAGTGTTAGATGTGATATCTGGCTCTTTCTCCTCTTCTCTAAAGACAACACCTTTTTCTTTAAGGTTGGCTTTAAGTAATGTTTTAAACTTATCTTCTTGCTGAAGTAGAGCTATTAAATTATCTTTATATTGGTCAGTATAGTTTTCTTTCACATAAGAAACCATCTTGTCAAAAAGAGAATTTCCTTCTTCATGCCCAGAGAATAAATCAAGGAAGTCTTCCTCTAATCCTTTCTTGTTACTTTTAGCTACTTCACTATTCAACCCAAATTCATCAATTAATATTGTTGAAGCAGAATCAACATAAGCACTCATTAAAGAGTCGGAAATAGGTCTTCTTATATAAGAAACGCCATTCTCGTTTGCTATTGTAAAGCTGTTTTTAATTGTTTCTTCAAACTTAATTAAATCCTTCTTATCCTTAAAGTTATCTTTAAACGATTTGAAAGCATTATAAAAAGTATCATTACCAAGTCCAGACTCTCCTGTCTTTGTCCACTGAATAAAGTCATTGTATATTCCTATTGCAGCATTTAACTCAGAATAGAATAGATTTCCTTTTGACAGCTTATCAAAGCTATCAATAAAACCATTTCTATCGTAGCCTAAAAACACCTCAGCAAAGTATAAGATGTTGTTGTGATCAGAAACAATATCAAATTCAGTATTCTTTGATATAGCGTCAATTAGATTGTTGAAGTTTCCTTCATTAGTAATGTATAGATTTATTATCGGATCTACAACAGACAAATCTAAATTAGGAAACTCTTCTTTTATTTTTGAAGAAACAATAGAGTTACCGCTTTTTTTAAGCTCTTCAATACTTTTGAATACGTTTACATCTTTCTCGTTTACTGTATTGAAAAAGAAATTGTTTACTATATCTTCAGCAAATGGAGCTAATGAATGTTTTTCTCCTTTAGCTTCAGCATCATGGAAAGATGTTGTAGCTATTGTTTCTCCTTTAGCTCTTGCTATAACGCTAAAAGTTCTCGACGTATTTATTGGGCAACTAGACATTATTAACAGTTCTTGTTTTTATGTTCATCTATTTTCTTTACAAATATATCAATATTTTCATTTGTAAAAACATCTACTTCATTATATTCTTCAATTAGTTTATTGTCGATATCGTCAACAGGCTTGATGTTATTAATATAATTGTTAATTTCATGAGCGTTCATAGCTAAATCTAAATCAACTCCATATATTTCAGAAACCTCCCCAGCAATGCTATAAATAGAGTTATTACTCTTTATGTTTTCAACTTTAACCAAGTTAGATCTATTATAAGAAGAAGAAACAGAGAATACTGATTTATTGTTATCTCTTCTCTTGTGAGCTATCACGTGTGTAAATCCAGTTATATTTATAGGCTTAAAAGATTGATTTCCAAGATTCAAAGTAAGAGCTTGTACCATTAATTGCTTTCTGTATTTATCAACCTCTCCAGCTATTTTTGTTGAAGTCTTGTAATCAACAATAGTTCCTTCTCCAGTATTCATGTCAATAGCAATTAAGTCTATTGTTCCTGCTGTCGTTTTTGAAGGATCGTTTGTAGCATTAAATGCGTAAGGAATCTCAGTTAAGAAATAATGGTTGCCAAATTCTCTTCTTAATATTTTTGCAAGCTTATACGCTTCATCTACAACTTGTCTCGATGAAACTTCCCACTTAACTTTAAGTATAGAGTTATCGTTATTGTATTCAGAAGCTCTTTTTTGAAACTTCTTATCATCATATACTGAAACTTTTTTAGCTTCAAGAGATCCAGGGACATCTTCTTTCATAAAGTATTCCATAGCATAGTGAAACAATGTACCGAAAGAACCATGTGCAGGATTAATGTTTTTCTCTTTATCATCCAATCTCTCTGTTATTGAAGCTTCAAACGTTCCAATTTCCTTCTTACTTACTTCATCTTCTAAGATACGATAGTATCTTTTAATTTCATCTGTTCCCTCAAATAGGTCTACAATAATCTTTTTGTTTTTAAGCTTGTTGAAAGTGTTTATAAACCCAGTAACAAAAACCTTATTTTTACTTTTATGTATATCAATCTTACTTGCGCTAGGAATATAAGTTTTCTTATTCTTCTTTAAAGAACCAATAAAATCAGTTATAAGCTTCTCAGATTTCTTTATTGATTCATCTGTTGAATCTATCTTCTTTAAGTCTTTATTGTAATTAGAAAGCTCTGAATCGCTAAAAAACATTATCTTTTCTTTAATATCGTTAGGTTCAGTTACTCCTGACTTCTTTAACATTTGCAAAGTATCTGAATTCGATCTCCCTGCATAGTAAACAGTATTAGGGATATTTCCAACGTCTTTACCTCTTATACCTATAACTATACCCTTGTCGTCTAACATACTTAAAAGATATTCGTTATCAAGCTCACTATATATGTTAGAGCTATTAAGGTTTGAAGGAGATACGTATTCACTTTTATTTCTTACAGGAAGTCTTTTAATGTCTGAACCTGGCTCTTGTGCTTTCTTACTATAAACAGAAACATTTCCATCAGCAAAAGGAGTTTCAATATATCCTTTACTTAAAACATAATTAACTACAGCCTGCTCAGAATAAGGGCCTTGAACGTAAGAACTTGAAGACTTGTTTACATACTGCGTACTATCTAATAGTATCGAAGCTCCAGCTTCAATAATCTTATCAATCTCACTTATTGTAGCGTCATACTTTTCTTTACTTTGACCTAAAGCATGATTGCCTCCTGAGTTAGAAACAAATACAACATCTTGTTTACTGTATGTTCCGGCATTGACAGGTATTCCTTGCTGAAGCGCTTTATGAGCATAGTAATAAGTAGATGATTTCCCTTTAGTGTTTCCATCTTCTTGGTAAAGCTCTCCGTATACTTCTTTGTTTTTTTCTTTTCCAAGATTACCAAAAGCAAACTTAGTAGCTCTTCCTGCTTTATAGTGGTCTTTACCACCTTTGTCCATTTTTATTGCAAATCCTACTTTACCTTGAGGCGCATTCTGTTGTGGTTCCGCCCCAACGCCAGAGCCATCTTGTTTTTTGAACCTAGCTTTAAATGCTGCTTCATCACCCTTTATATCTCCATCCTTACTATTAACTCTAAAGGTCCATTCTTTAGGAACATTAACCTCAGATTTAATTCCAAGTTTACTTGAAGCCTTAACCCCTGCTTCATCAAAACCAGTCTGACCTCCACTTACAACTTTCTCTATTTTGTTGTTTAATCTTGGAGATGTAAGTACGGCTTCAAGAAGATCGTAAGTAAACTTATCTATATCCTCTTGTTTATAATCAGTTAGGTCATATATACCATTCCCAGCTATATTCAGAGTCTTAGCATTAACTTCATTCAGTTTATCAACAATTTCATTAACAAGTTCTGGAGTTACATTCAAACCTTTTGTTGGTTTTATTCTTAAACTTCCTGTTTTACTATGAGAAACCTCTTGTTCTACATCTCCTATGTTTATAGGGATATATTGTTTATCTTGACTAACAACTTCTTTGAATGTTAGTTTTTCTCCAGGAATAGAAAAATCTTTCCCTAAATGTATTGTAGCGTCATGCGATGCATTGTAAGCAGTCCTTTCAGGATAAGAATTGAAGTTGTTGTTAAATTGAATATCTCCATCAACGCTTCCTATTCCGCTTTGAGCGCCACTATTGATCCAATTATACTTATTAATTAAATAGTCTAGCGCATTAGCGTGTGAAGCCTCTTTTAAGTTAGCATAATATTGAATCTTTCTACCTTTAAGCTCTCCTGATTTTAATTTACTTAAAATCCATTCTCTTCTTTCTGGTTTAACATCTTTAAATTTGTCAGTAATCAACCAATCTATATAATTCCTTACAGATTCTTCTGTTGAATTTGTTTTAATCGTTCCAGATCTATCAAAAGAAGCCCAAGGATTTGAATAAGTTTCAACATCACTTCCATTTTCCATAGAATAAATTCTATCATTATCTACAGCTTCTTTAATGTTAGCCCCCCTATCATATTTTCCTTCTGAAGTCTTTATATTCGACAAAACAATATTGTTGGAATTAATATCTATTTCTTTATATACATCAACACTTACTGGAGCCGCTTGTGTTGTAGTTGTTTGTTGTTGACTTACAAACTCTTTAAAGCCTTGTAGATCTTGTTTAGTACCTAATATGTGTATTTGTTCTGGTTCAAAAACTACAAATGTGGGAAATTCATAAGTTCCATATTCATCACCAATATCTTCTTTAGAAATAGCTCCATCATTATTTATATCATATTCTTTAATATCTCTAATGTCTTCTGCTAATTCAGGATTTTTTGTATTTATTAAAGAAGGTATAACTGTTCTTGTTGCAAAACCCATTATAGAAATACCTTCTTTATTACTAAAGTAAAATCCTTCACGCTTTCTTGGTACAAAAGATTGTTCACCTAAATAATCTTTTATAAAAACTTCTCCTATAAACTTATTAGTCCCATGATAAACAATATCCTTTACTTTACTATCAGGAAATATAGTATCAAGGTATTGAGAGTATTGCTCAGGTGTACCTATAGTGGCTAATATAGGGTACATTTCAAACAAATCTAAAACATCTTGTCTTACTTCAGGTTGTTGTTGTTCTTCTACTTTCTCACTATATTCTTCAACAATAGAATCAATAACATTTTGAACCTCTCCAACAAACACATCTCCGTATTCATCTTTAAGATAGTTTATGTATAGATTAGTAACATCAATTAAAGGCGTTCCCTCAGGAATGCCTCCAGTTCTATCTGAGAACTCTTTAAATATAGACCAAAGTACAATGTCTTTCTCTTCTAGCTTTGCATCGAAAGCTTTCTCTGTGTTATTATATAAAGGACAGTTCATTTTTACACTATAATTATTATATGCAATTTAATCTTTCTAAAATGTTTTCAAGCGTTCTTTCTTTTATTTCTTTTGAAAGATTACCATTATTCTTGATTTTACTTGATTGATCAACAAACTCTGGTCTATTTTTATCTATTGCCATTGCTTCTATTTTATTAAACAAATCAATAACTTTATCAACTTTATTAGTTACAGTATCTCCTTCTTGAGAGAATGTTTCTGAACTCACATTGTTGTCTAACTTACCTTCCTTTCTAGCTTTAAAACTGTTTAACTTTTGACTAAGAATAATATTAGTCAACGTTCCAACACCTTTAAGAATTAGATTAGCAGCCTCATTAGTTAATGTTTCATCGTTCTGTGCCTTTATCTCTTTAAAGATAGCGGCTGTAGTACCATTGCTACTTAGTATCTCTTTAAGTTTATCTTCGTCAAAAGGTTTAGCGCCTTCTTGTTTCTTAGCTTCGTTTTGTTTATTGACTTGTTTCTCGTATTCTTCATTCAATCTCTTCTCGTAAGCCTCTTTGGATTGATCTATCAATGATACAGTTTTATACTCATTTGTTAAAGGATCATATTGATAATAAATATCATCGTTTAATAGTTTGGCTGTGAACTTAGTTCCACTTTCATTACTAGTGAATAAAGTATTGTCTCCTTTGTTCACTAAAGCTATATTATAAGTTGTTACTTTATTTGTCAACACAGGAACACCTTCCTTCCCAGAATCTTTACCTAAGTCAACAGCGGGATATCCTTCGTTATGTTCAAGTTTTTGAACTACAAGAGTAACCTCGTTCTCAGTCAATTTATCCATTTGGTCCTTTATTTTTTCTGACAACACGCTTCCTTCACCTTCCTTTCCAAGTAATTTAATGTTCATAGAGCTACCGAAATAATCAACCCCATTAACAGTAACAACGAACTGAAATACTTTATTGCCTTTAGCAGACTCTCTTATGCCAAATATCTTAGCTACTCCATAAACAGGCCCCTCTCCTCTAGCCTCAGCTCTATAAATGTAGTTAGCTAAATCTTGGTAAGGTTGTCTTACTTTTTCTTTATCTTGATATGGATTAAGTAAGTCATATTCTTCTTTTACTTTAAAATACTTAGCTTCGTTTTCTGCTATAAGTCTTTGAGTTTCTTCAATCTCATATTCTATTGCAGACAATTGAGAGTCATCAAAAGATTCGTCTTCAGACTGTTGAGCATTATACTCTTCCTTTTCCTTCAACTCTTGAAGTCTTTTAAGTCTATCATGCAAACCTTCTCTTTCTGATTCTAGCTCATTAAATATGGCAGTTACCTTTTCATTATTCTCTTCACTATAATCTACTTCTTTCTTTTTAGATAAGTTTGACTCATCTCCATCAACAGGGGCGCTAACTTTACTTCCTTTCTTCTTTCTAACTCTCGCAACTTTAACTCTGTTAATAGATATAGAATTAACATTGCCATCAACATCAGCTATAAGAGTAGCTGTTATATTGTTTCCGTAAGATTTAAGTAAAGCATCAACATCAGATTCAGATAATCCATTAGCATCAAGAGGGATATCTACTGTTATAGATTTATCTCCTTGGTATATAAGCATCTCATATCCACCATCATCATTCTTATAGATATCTACTTTTACGTCAGCCTTTCTTAAACTTGAGTTCTTTTGTTTTCTGCTTTTAATCTTACTGAAGAACTCGTTAATAACATTGTCTAACTTAATCTTAAGCTTGAAACTATTAACTCCAATAAGAACAGAACCTTCCATTGTTTCAACAGAAGCAACATTCTCCGGTTGCTGTGGTTCAACAATAGTAAACCCAAGAGGGTCTTCATCTATTGTGTCTTCATACTCCTCGTCTGTTGTGGTGGATGGTTCTTCAGAAACAGGGACGTCATTTGAAACTTCAGAAGGAGTAGACGTTCCTTCATTATTTCTTAATTCATTTTGTATTCTTGTTTTATCTTTATCTTCTTGAGTCTGAAGAGATTCAAGGTTTTTATAAACCTCACTTATCTTCTTCAAATCATCTTCAAGTAGTTTTTTCTTTTTTAATAATTTATTCTTTTCTTTTTCAGATTCAGCTTTATCAATCTCGCTTTCAATATCAGCAAGAAGTGTTAATATTTTAAATGTATCATTACGTAAAAGCTCCATATATTCTCCTCTATATCTAGCTTCTAGTTCACTGTTTTTCTTTAAGAACTTTCTTCTTTTATCAATTAAATTCTCAGTGTCTAATATTGAATCTATAAGATCCCCAAGAGCTTTTTGTTGACTATTGCTTAACTTAGATTTTATTATTGATCCATTAAAAGCGCTTATTCTTTCATGAAGAGTCTCAATGTCTTGTGGATCATAACTAGCGTCCTTACTTTTCTTTCCTTTAGAATCTTTTGTTCCTAATATAAAAGCGGCATCATCAAGTAGTTTGTTGAAAGAACCAGATACAGTTTTTAAATCTGTCATTAAAGCCTTTACAGAAGCAGATCTAAACTTTGAAGTTTGATGTCTTGATTTTAACTTAGAAATATCTTCGTAATGTTCTTTTAATTGCTCTTTTAATTTCTTGAAGTTATCTCCATTGTATATATCATCTAACATTGGAGTGTACTTTGAATCCCCATCATGATTTATTTCAGCTATAAGTTCAGCTTTTAGTAAATCAGATTGAACAGGATCAAGTCCCATTGCGTCAACAACAGCGTCAACAGCATTCGTTGTCTCTGCTTTTTTCTTGTTTAAAGTTTCAAAATCTTTATTAGCAAGCCACTCGCGAAGATGATCTTCAGCAATAGCCGCGTTCATTGAAACTTGATCTATATGAGAGTTTTCAGGTTTTGAGTTTTCTTTCTTACTCTCTTCTATCTTCTTCTGAATCTCAACAGCTTCTTCTTTCATCTGTTTAACGCTATCATATTGACCAGTCAAAGAACTATAATCATTCTTCTTACTAATCTTTGTAGCATCGTCTCTAAGTTTTTGTCCAGCTTCAGAATCTTCAGCCATTGAAAGATATGCGTCCAACTCTTTATTAAACCCATCAAAATTACCATCTCTTTCGTATCTATCAATCATAGATTGAAACAGCCTTGCTCTTGATATTGCTTCTTGTTTATTTTGATGATCAATATCACTTCCGGCTTGAGCTTCATTTCTTTTTTTATCGTTAGCTAATACATTTTTTAAATAGTTAACTGTAGCTATTTTTTCTCTAGCATCTTTAACTTGGTCCATGGTCATTCCTGTTGACTTTGCTTTATAAAAGTCAGAAACATTCCTAACCAAAGGAGAAGAAGACTCCATCATAATACCGCCTACAGCCCCTTGTAAAGCAGCAGTAAGAGTTCTGTCGTCAGACATTGCATCTTTGGTCTTGTCCCAAAAACCTCTAATATCTAATCCATCAAAACTACCTTGTATAGTTTGATCTCCAATATAAACACCAGTCGCTTCTTGCCACCCTTCTTCAATGGCCTCTCCAACAGCATTATCTAAATACCCACCAACTTTTGTATTTCTTAATTTGCCAACTGCTTTTGGAACATAGGATATACCTTTCATCAAAGAACTCTTAGTAGCTTGTTCAGCAGCCTCTTTACCGGCTCCAGCCAAAGCTTTTGCGCCAGTTTTCCCTGCAACATTAAACGCTTTAGAGAACTGAAAGAAGTCTATAGCTATTAATGGAGCTGTTGCTATGAAATGATTCTGAGCAGCCTTTAATGCCTCTTGTTTAGCAACACTTTCGTCTGCTCCAAGAGCAATCATTCTATCATAAGTTTCTTTCTTTGTTTGTGCTGAATTACCTAAACCTTCAGACATTCTACTTGCCATAGCAGCGGTAACACCACCAACGAAACCAGCAGCAGCTTCTCCAGCTCCAAGAAGACCTGCGGTAGCAAAACCAAGCCCACCAGTAAGATATCCTAATCCCATTAAAGCAACGGTATCAGACATACTCCTAGTTCCTTCCATCCACCAGCCAAAGTCAGAAGGATTAAAGCTACCTGGTTTTTCTGTATATATCTTTCCTGCCAAATCATCAGCACCCTCAACCATTGCGTCGCCAAGTTCTGTAGCCCAGTTTCCAATAGACTTTATATCATCATCATATAGCGCATCAAGTTCAAACAAGCTACCAACGCTTCTTATTGCTGAACCGGGAAGTCTCAACAATAAACCGCCAACGCCTTTTGTAAATTGTTCAACAGCGCCCTGACTGTCTGATAGACGTTGATTAAAGTCCATTCCAGACATAGGATTATAACCTGTCTCTTCTCTAAACTCGTCAAACGTTATTCCTTCTGGCATATAAAAAACTCCAGAAGTAGACGTATTCACAAAATGATCATACATCATTTTAGTTTCATCGCTTATGTTCTTGTTTTCAGCAAATTGCTTGTCGTACTTATTGTTATATTGAGGATCTGGCATGGCTATTAAAATGTTTTATTTAAACTATAACTCTTACTTGCGTTTACATATTGATTAATAAAGTGAATAGCCTTATCACTCTCTCCTTTATTAGTTAAAGCTTTAAATACATTCATAACTTCATCTGGAACATCGTTGTTATCAATTAAATCTTTCGCGTCTTCAATTGTTTTTGCTGCAACAGAAAAACCATTAGCTTTTTTGTATGCTGAAAACCCAACACTACTATCTGCGTGTGAAATAGAATTAAATATAAATGGATCGTATGTCTTATTAATTAAAGTACCATATCCATTAAACAGAGTATTCTCCGCATCTCTCATAAACTCTTGAGATATTTTACCTCCAGAATGAGCTTTCATTAAATTGAACTTAGTATAAGATTGGAAAGCTTCATTCATTGTATGCAAAGTTCCATCTATATTAACAAAGTTATAATCATCAGGTTTATATAAAGATATATTCTTTTCTGCTTCAAACTGAGCTGAAGACATGTTTGATATTTGACTATCAGCTTTAGCTAGTTTTCCATAGAAAGTAATCTTATCAGAAGGAACTTTTACTACAATAGAAGTTTCCTCCTTTCCAAATTTAACTTTGTATTTTTGAAAGTAATTATTATTGTTAGTGCCTCTGAACGCATCGCCATCAATCTCATAAGTTCCGCCTTTTTGAGCTATAAAATCTAAAGGCTTTCCAGCCCATTCGCCTTCTAATCCAGGAGCATCTCCTTCTCCACTTATGATAGTTCCACTTTTAACAGCGGCAGAAGCAACAAGTTGATTCATGTCGTTTTGAAGTTCTTTCTTTTGACCAGTAGTTAGTTTTAAACCAGCATTTGCAGCATAGTAATTAGCGGCAGGAGAAGCTTTCAATGTCACGGCTCCAGCGGTTGCTTTCTCAAATTCTTTACTGTTGCCAAAAACACTTGAAGCATTGTTTTTTAATATTGACATAGGAGAAATCCCTTCGTTATTTAAAAGATATGGCTTCTTGTTTGTGCCTCTTTTATAATAAGCAAAATTACCGTTTTCATCTTTTTTAACATAAAGGCCATTGTTTAAAGTAACCAATCCTCCTTCTGTTATTTTCTTAAATTGATCTTTTGTTATTTCAACTTCAGTTCTTTCATTTGTATTTCCATCTATAATTGGATTAAGTTCAATTTTATTGCCAATATTATTGAGTATTTTATCAATTATATGATCTCTTCCAGCAATATAACTCATATACCCTTCTAGCTTCTCAATCATTTGTCTTTTAGTTTCAGGAGTATGTTTAGATTTCTCTATCCTAGATTTTGCGTCTTCAAATGTTGATTGGTTAAGTTTATCATAAGGTATATGAACTCCTGCCGCAGCAAAAAGAGTAGCGTCATTATTGTATGCTGCTCTATTTTGTTCGTTTTTATCTGCAAAATCCCCAAGATTTTTTCCGTATGTTTCAGTAGTAACGCTTTGAGAATCGAATTCCGTTATACCTCCACCAGTAGTTAAAGAAGAAAGCCCTCCTCCTTCTCCACCACCTTCTCCATAAGACCATTTAATATATTGAGTATTGGGATCTATATTGTGTTTAATCTCAGAATAAGAACCACCAAGTGCTGATTTATACATGAATGAATTTATAGCGTTGTTAACCTGACCACTTGAAATCTTATCCATCATTTCAGGTGTAATCTCTTCTCCTTTTCGTATAACAACAGTAGCGCCTTCATCTTCTTTAAGAGTTATCTGACCATTTGAATTGCTTGGATCGTCTTTGTCAACTAACGGAACGATTTTGGTTCCAATAACTTTCATGTCTCTGTCGGCAATAAGCTTGCCATCAGGAGAATTCAATATACCTGCATAGAATCCGTTTTGGATTTTAGGTTTAGTTTCAAATTCAAATTGCTCTCTTGCTTTTGGGTTAGCTTGAAAAAATCCCTCCATTAACATTAGCAATTTATCTTGGCGCAAAACTTTCTTAGAATCAGTTACCGTTCCTGCATCATAAACCTCCAACATTCCAAGTTCATTATTCATCCTTGCCATAGGGGTTCCAATGTTTCCATATTGTTTTTCGAACTCAACAGAATCAGCTTGTTTGAGCTTGTTTACATAATCTGTCATTAAATCAGCTACATCAATCCATTCTGGAACTTGCGCTCCATTATATGAGTGCCAAGACCCATCTTCTCCCTTTCTTGTGCCACCGTTTAATTTATGCGCTAAATATTGGTTTTGAAGATAAGCGTCTTGAGAAGACTTACTATGCTTAGATGCAGCTAAATCAGTTCTAAGTTTCTTGAATTGATCGTACGTTCCTTGGTAAGCAGCAAGTTCCCCTATTGTTCTCGACTTGTAAGCTTCTTTTAATAAATGCTCTATATCTCCTCCAATAACAGAATAATCACCTCCAGCTCCATATATCATCATTGATGATTGATCTATGAAGTTGTTTGCAGCTTTATCTCTAGCTGCCTTATCATCATCAATAGCATCAGCACTAACAAGTGTTGACAACTGATTAACCATTGCTTTGCCAGCATCGTGCTTCTTTTGTTTAGCGTCTAGCGCTCTATACATAAGATCCCAAGGCTTGTCAACGTGTAGTGACATGCTTTGGGCTATCTTTGGAGTTTCGTATTTATTTACAGGCATATAAAATATCTTTTAGATTTCAATATTATTAATGGATGAACAACTGAAGAGCTTCATAGTCTTCTGTTCTCCCTTTTTCTTTTAGATACTCCGCAAAAGCTTGTCTTCCATTAACTTCTTTTAAGTTGAATTTAAGATCGCCAGCTTCTTTAGTCATGTTTTTAACTCTTATAGCGACATTTGGATCCACTGTTTTACCATCGTATTCAACTTTTCCTGTTTTTTCATTAACCTTAAAGTCAAATATATCATTCATCAATCCCATGCCCAATCTATCATTAGCATCTTTTTTATAGTCAACTATTGCTTGTTGTTTCTGTTGAGTTAATTCTTGGCTAGCAGCTCCAGTAAACTCTCTTTGAGCTTTCTGCGCCATTTGATTACCTTCATTAACCCTGACTGTATCTTGAACATTATACTGAGCTTCAGTATTAGCTAAATCAGTATTAGCTTTCTGTATTGCAGCACTTCTCTCGTACTTAGATCTATTAAGTTCAGCAAGGCTTCTAGTTGTTTGAGCAGAAACCATAGCTTTTGAAGAACCAGATTCGCCTTTTGAAGTATAGGCTGTGTCTGCATTTCTATTCATTATCTTTTGCTGCATCAATATATCTTGTCGTTGTTGTTCAACGTCAGTCTTATCTTTATATCTATCAAGTCTAAGAGGAACAGCAGCAGTCTTATCTGGCCCAGACAATCCTCTTAATGTATTGTATAAAGCATTAGTATATCTATAAGGACTATCAGAAGAACTAAATAATCCTTTGTCTTCTTTTTTATTTTCTTCTTCTTTATCTTCTTTTTTGAATTTAGAAGCGAATGTATTAAGTCTATCTTTTAAAGATCTTTTAGGATCTTCAGGTTCTTGCGGAACTATTTCTGTTAAATCAGGATTAAGTCCTTTGTCTTGAAAACTAGCAGCAACATTCTCTCTTGACATAGGCTTTGCAAATGGCGTATTATCTATTACAGGCGCCTCAGTTGGTGCATTGCCTATTGTTGACGGAGTTGTCTCTGATTTATTAACATAATGTTCTTTCCACTTAGCTGCGGTTTGTGGGCCAACGGCTTTGTATCTTAAATCTCTTTTAACAGGAACTCCACCAATTATACCGCCTTGCGCAACCCAATCGTCATAATTCTGCCCTTGATTAATTGCTTCTTGTCTAAAGGCTTTTTTATATTCATCATTCTTTCCAAGTTCATCAAGATACGTATTAGCATCAACATTAAGTCTTTTAGCTTCAGCGTCAATAACATTAAACCAAGCTCCATCAGTATATTTACCATTAGGCTTAACTTCTCCTTGAGGAAGTTTTTTAGCTTCTTCTTGGAGCATTGCTTTAGCAGCCAACGATCCACTTTTAGCAGCGCTAGCCAATGCAATTATCTTATGTCTTTTTTGTGGATCGTTTTGCGAGTTAACAATGAAGTCACCAGGCTTAACGTCAATATCATCACCACCTTCTTCATGTGGTCTAGTTCCTATTTCTACATCAAAGTTATCTCCATCTACATGCACCTCTCCTTTTTCCATCTCAACAGTTTCGTATCTATTAGACTTCAAACCTTTTCTAGCTTGTAGAGGTTGGTCTTTGTCGTCAAGAGCTTTATCTCCATACATCTCGTAAGCCTTTCTCTGTTGGTCTAAAGTTCTATTAGAACTAATAGTCTTCTGTCTTTTAACAAGTTCAGATCCTAAAGAGTAAACACCCATAGCAGCACCACCAACAGCAGCACCAACAGGGCCACCGATAGCACCACCAATGCTAGCTCCAGTAGCAGCAGAGTTAGCAACAGTAGCTCCAATATCTAAAGCATTAGCAGGAGGTGTGTTTGATTCAAACATTACCCCAGTTGGAAACTTTCTTGTTCTGTCTACTGCCTTACTATATCTATCTCTTTGTATGTTATACTTACCCATGTTAACCGTGGTTTATTCTATATGAAATACCTATTAAATCCAAAACAAATTTATAGTTATCATTATTGTCATACGTAAAGGTAGTAAATAATGATGAACCTTTCAACCTTGTTTTGAACATCTTGTTGAAATCTATGTTTGAGTTATTAAATATGTCGTTACCGTAATCCATTACAGCATCCAAAGGTATTGACATGTGATATTTATCTTTTGTAAATGTAATCTTTCTTTGGTCGTTAGGAAGCGTCATAGGGAACTTATTTCCAACAACCAATCCAATCTCTCCAGATCTTCTGTTCTTCGTGTAGAAGTCACAAGAATTGAAAGTATCAAGCTCAATCCTTTTGTCGTTGTTAAAGCTTTTAGACTTAACTACAACATTATCGAACACCTTCTCATAGAAAGGCTCTTCAACAAATTCAACTGTTATTGAAGAAGGATATAGATTGCCATAGAAACTTCCGTAATCTCCTTTATTGTGGTGCCACATTGAAGTGTTATCAGGAATGAAAGAGTACATATTTAAGTCCCTATTGATATAGCAACTTCCAATGTAATCGTGTTCTGATATGAATTTACCTGAATAGAATGAATAAGAGTAAGTAAAGCTACTTTCCCCAGATACTTTAGAGATTATCACTCTGTTCAACAAAGGATCGTAGCCAGCAGAATATCCAATTCCAGAGAAAGGATTATCGTTAACTACAGAGCCAGTAAACATATCTATATTCATATTCTTCTCAAAGAATGAACTCATTGTAGAAACGCCTATATCTTCTAGTTTCTCTCCAAGAAGAATAAACATCTTATTCTGAAGTAAGTCAGGGAAGAAGAATCCAAATGGAGTTTCTATACATCCGTACTTATTTACACATCCACCATATCCTCCAGTAGAATCGACAACCATCTTAGATGGATTCGTGAACATACCGCCAGGCCCCATTACAATATCTCCAATAGAAGTAGCTTCTCTAACAACATCTCCAACGTAATGTCTCCATAAAGCCTTTGGAGTATGTGAGAACAATGTATTCGCATGAACGAATGTGTTTGTTATTGGACCGGTATGTTTAGGCAAGTCATGGAAGTTGTTTACAGGAAACACTTTGAACGAATCTCTACGTTCTGTTTCAAAGGCTTTATCGCTATATATTATCCTTGTTTCATAATTTCCAGCAGAAGACTCAGTATTTCCTCTAGTGAAATTTGTTATTATATTGTCTTCATAAGAATACAAAGTATTATAACCACGAGAATCCCCTTCCTGAACCTGAACACTTAATACGTCGATAGCTGAATCTAATGGGAAATAAGTAGGTTCAGCAATAGGATTGTCTTCATCAGTCCTATCAATATATTTATGTCTATACTCAGTATTTACATTTGACTCTACAATAAAGTAAGAAAAACTTCTAAAGTCTGCTCCTTTTTGGTAGGCTCCAACCTGAGAAGTTGTATTATCATAATACCCTTTTTCAACAGTAACTCCAAGTAAACCTTGAGCAGATCTACTTAAACCTCTATGATAATATATGTCACAGTTTCTTACAGAATAAGCTCCAATAAAAGTATCTCCACCAAATACATCTACAATTTCATCTCCTGAGTTAATAGGGAGTGTTCTTGATGTAATACAGTGAACATATTCTGAATTACCAATATCTCCATATTGAGCAGTGTTGTTTAGCTCTATATTATACAGGTAATTCTCATTATATGAACTATAATTCATTTGGTCTGGATTATTATTTAATCCGCCTGTCCCAATAGATAAATCTCCTCCAAACACGATTTCAACATTAGAAGAAACCCCAGATCCACTCGGCAACGCTACAGAAGTCTTTAAGAATAAATGCCTAGAAGTATCTTGATTGTCCAACTTGAAATCAAGGCCATCAGGTTGGCTTATCGAGTTTTGTTGTATGAAGTTTGACTTTATAATATCCTCTCCATCTAAACTAACAATATCAATATCATTGTAAATACAATACATCCAAAATGCCATGTATTTATGATAATTAGCCTCTCCCCAAGCAACAAAAAATTCAGCTAAAGTCTTAGAGTATTCTTTCTTTACATACTCTTTGTTTCCAAATATCTTAGCCACAGGTTTAATCTTGGCCCCATTAGCTTCATTAGGATTAAACTCTATTAAGTCTGTATCAGGAGAATGGAATGCCATCTTATCATTTACGCCTGTTTCATATTTAAATGCAACAGAAGGATCTCCAGTAACACTTTCATTAGCAATTGTTATTGAAGTGTTATTAAAGAATGGCATCTTCTTATATATCGTATTAAGATGATTTCCATCAGCATTAATATCACTACTTGTCTTAACGTATTGATGAACTATACCTTGAGCCAATATAGACTTATTCTCTATAACATTTCTTCTTTCTCTTCTAATTGTAATAGACTGTATCTCTTTAGCAATATGTTCAGGAATTTCTTCATTGAACTTAAACTTCAACTTAATCAATCTAATCAACACACCACTACCATCATTTCTATAATGTGGTTCTTGCTCCAATGTAGGCATCTTATGATGTCTAACAAAGCTAGTTATTAATCCAAATGATTCGTCATACTCAGGACCAACGCCAGGATAATTCTGGTTTGGCGGATATTCCTTTGTAGAAACATAAGTCCCTAACTTACCCGTTATAGTATCTGCATCAGTAGTTAAGTTTGTTGACTTATCATTGCCTGGTATATGGAAGCATAAAGTCTTATTACCATTATTGAAGTTCACATCAAAAGAGAAACTATAAACCTCTCCTCTTCTATAAGTCTTTTTATAATGAGTCATCTGTTCATTCTTGTAGTCTAAGAATGAATCTTCTGTTAATATGTTACTTTCAGTAGTTATTATAGAACCATATACAGAGATATAACCACCACTATCATAAGTTTCGTTATTTGAAGTGTCTTCTATGTTTATTATTTCAATCTTACTTACACTTGTTGGTGTTGAAGCAAAAAGAAGCTCAACAGAATCAAGACCAACCAAGGTAGCTGAAGTAGGGTTTTCAAACACTACATTAGTGCCCAATACATCTAAACTATAATTAGTTAATACAGTAAGGGTAGATTGGTCAACGGACTTATTGAACTTCAATACAATAGTCTTTTCATCCCCATTTGTTTCTGAAGCATTCTTTATGTAAGGCTCAGAATATAATCCAAAAGGAATTGATGTCAATCCAAATCTAGCGTCTCCATAAGGAACTTCTTCTATCTCATAATATACTTCAATATTGTTAGCTATAAGCTGAAGCTCTTGGTCAAACTTCCTTCCGCCATCAACAAGATTACTATAAAATAGTACACCATCTTTTTGAGCAACATTCTTTGCCGACTCATAAGTAATACCTTCAGCTCTAAGCTCCTCTAAAGAAACAGGAGTTCTATCTGTCTCTGTCCCATTATAAGTAAAAGTTATCTCGCTTGTAGTAATATTTATTAAAGGTAATGCTTCAGCGACAAAAGTATTCAACGATCCTGTTCTTCTTATTACAACAATTTCAAGGTAAGGAAATGATGTATCTATATTTTCTATATTTAGTCTTATAGACTTATTTACATTACCAAAATCATAATACTCTCCATCATATTTATCTCTACCCTCAGAAACTCTATTGTCAACAATAGGAATTATATTTGATGGTATTCCATATGAAGTTGCATTTAATGATTCAGTTTTATACCTAGCTATAAACTGATATATACCTACATTTAAAGATCCACTGTCTTCTCTTATAACATCAAGCCTAACTGAAGGAATTGATATATTTGGAACAGCTTTAATGTTATCCGATATATCTCCAGTAACAGGAGGACTATCTAAAGATACTGAACCAAAATTCTTTGGATAGTCAGTAAAATATACAACACGTTCTCCAGTGAAAAGTTTTCTAGCCTCAATATCAATAGGTCTGGATTTGCTGAAGCCAAGTTCAGCGTTGACATCCGTATCTGTAGGGACTTTTCTTGTATAAAAGTTGTCAGCATCAATAATCCCAATCTGACTGTTTCCAGAATCATCCGCAAGAGCCACGATAATATCGGAACCAAGAACAAAGTAACCGATAACACTAAATCCAGTTGGTAATACTGCATCAATCTCAAGTGTTCCTTTTTCATTAACCATTGAAAATAGGTCTCTTCCATCTCCTTTATTTACAAAATTTTTAGCATGTCTATATTCAGTTCCTTGCAAATACAACTCAGAACCATTCTTATTCATTCCTCCAGTGAAAGTCTTTATCTCTACTTTGTTTGAAGAAGAGTTACGTCCACTAAGTAATTCTTTTAAATCATTAATATCTGCCATAATTAAATTCTTTTACCAAAGTCAAAGTTCTCAGGTCTGCCCACCTCGTTGAAGTCACTATAAAAAGAATAATTATCAATCTTTAATGTTAACCATATATTCTTAAGCTGCTCTAACATCTCTAGGTCTGGAGCATTTGCTTCAGCTCTAGCTTGTAAACAATACTTGTTCCACATACTTCTAACAAGCATAAAATCATTCAAAGCTCTGCTTTTAAATTCAAATCCCCTTATATTTAATTGGTAAACCGTTCTCCAGAATAAGGCATCAAAAAACGATACATGATCAGGAACCATTGGGAATCCATCACAGTCAACAGGAAAAGATAAATACTCTATTGTAACGAATCCAGTTTGAAACATAGTTCTTATTGTTCCATTATGAATCTTGTAATCGTTATTATAGCCTATCGTGTCGTTTGTAGCTCCGTTAAGGATTCTTTCGTTTCCGTGCATATATTTCCCAGTATGGTCATATCTATCAATCTTATCGTATTCTACATACATAAGATCGCGAATAACATCCATTGGAATATTTGTTTCAATATCTCCATTTGTAACACCGGCTTCAAATAGAAGTTTGTCAATGTTTACACTGTTTTTTGGAGATGCTTTAATTGTTCTAGTAACCCTAATAAGATTAAAGAAGTCACAAGGAAGCTTAGCCATGTAGTTATCAACCACAAGGTTTACTTTCTTTGGTTCCATTTGGTAGTAAGTACCAATATGCTTTAACGCTTCAGCAGACCATTCTACAATGTCATGCCAAGGTAATTCTCTTTCGCCAATTCCAAGATCCCTTCCAATCTTACTTATGACTTCTTTAATGCTTGTTAGTTTATAAATCATGGCCTATATACGGTAACGTCTCTATATCTTTTATAGAAGTTTTTTATTTTAAGTTTCTCTTTCAACTTCTCTCTACTAAATTTATTTAACTTGAAAGTAAAGAAGAACATTGAATTGTGATCTTTCCTCTTCTTGAACCACTTGCTCTTAAAAGAAAACCCATCGAACTCAGTGTTATCTATGTAAACCTTTCTTCCAAACTCTTTAGTTTTATTGAAGTCTAAAGGAGCAATCATATCTCCAGTAGCAGACATCTTAAATCCTTTTGTCTTCAATATGTATAACCAACCAAGTTTGTAAGGCAGGTTTATAACAGCACCATTTAACATTTCTTCAAGGATCTCTTCATTCAATATCCTTCTAACGTTAGCTAGTTCTGTTTTAGTAAACCTGAACTTCTTTTGACCTTCTTTGTACTTCTTGTAGTAAACACATCCATTTGCTGAAGTTACTCTTGTTCTTGTAGACCTACTCTTCATGTAGTGATCAGCAAACTTTGTGTGTGTTGTTTTCCTTGTTTTTTTCTCTTTCTGTTCCATCTATAAATTAATTAGTGTCTATACCATCGTTAACAGTATCTGGTGGCACTGTCAACTGCATTCTCATTTCCACGTTAGCAACCATAGACATAAGCCTATCCATATTACTAGCTTCAAAAGGATATTCATAATTAAATCCTACATTACAAGGCTCATTGTTGTCTGGACAATCACAAGTTCTAAACTTATTAGCCTTTGTAGGATCCTCAAATATTCCTTGAATATTAATGTAAGATAATAAGCCTCTAGGATTAACTATGTAAATATAACCATCAGCATAAAACCATCTAGGCTCTTTGTTGGTATACTTTCTGAAGCTATCCCAGTATATGTTAGAATATGTTGTTTCTTGATATCTTGGAGCATCTAAACCAAGCTCTCCAACATACATAAATCCTGTACTCTTTTCTTTTGGAGCTATTGTAGCCGGGAGTTCAAACTTAGTTCTAAGAACACATCCATATCCATCGCAACCACACCCTGAAGGATCAACTTCAATAAGCTCAACCTTCCCTAAGTTCTGTATTACATCAGTAGATATTTGGCTACTCTTAGAAGCGTCTTGTTTTAGTATTACAGCTCTGTAATAGTTAACTATAAAGGCCCATTGTCTGTCTGATATCTTTTCATCATCAGAAGTATGTCCGCCTGCCTTTAAGTTTTTTATGTTATATATTATCTCGCTAAGAAGCATATCTTTAATGTTCAATAATTTAATTACGAAATTTAATGAAAAAAAACTAAAAATCTTAATGTTAATATTTTTAATTAAAATCAAAAGTAATGTTTTGTTTTTTTTAATAAACGCTTTTTATTATTCGGTAAATTTACCATATTTACTTCATGAAAAATTCAGTTATACTAAATAGTTCTGATCGCGAGTTATTCGGAACAATAATAAGACAAGATACGAAAACACAAATGTTAAGTGTTTCAGATTTACAAAAAGCTTATGAAAAAGGAAGATGGCAATATGGTTGGACTGGGCAAACAATAAGTCAACTAATGCTTACTGATGAATTGGCTAAAAAGTGCTACGGAGTGCTTCTTGAGTGCGATCTGGTAAAATGCGACATGTCGAATTTTATGGAAATGGTAAAAAATAGCAGCCTTATAGTTGTTTTAAAAAAACTAGAAGCATATAAAGTAACAGGAAGAGGAGACAATAAACAAATATTTGCTCACCCATATATTTTTGTTACAATAGCAATAGAGTTGAATTATATTTTATATGGAAAGGTTATAAAATGGATTTCAGACAGCCTTATTTTCAACAGAATAGAAGCAGGCGTACTATATCAACCAATGAATTCAGCTATAAAGTCAATCATAAATAATCCTGACTATTCAAAATATGCAATATTAATAAACAAAAAAATATTCGGGCAACATATAACAGGAATGAGAAATATGGCTTCAGCTAAAGAATTAAAGTCGATAGCTAAATTAGAAGAAACCGTAACGAAAGCTATTGAGATGGGATGGGTTAAAAATGAAGAAGATTTAATTAATGCAATAAACAACTTGTAATATTATGACAGATAAACAGAAAAGAGATAAAATAATCCTAGAGATCAGCACGATAAGAAAAAATCTAAGGATTGCTATAGACAAAAAGATGTGGAGTTACGTAGATTCACAGATACAAAGATTAGTTGCTCTTGAGAGTAAGATATAAAAAAAGCCTATCAAATGATAGGCTTTTTATTTTTAGTAAACCAAATGATTACAAAGAAGCAATCTCAGTAAACCCTAAAACACCATTGAAATATCCATTTAAGATATCCAAGAAGTTGTCTCCTGAGTTAGTAAATTGAGCTGTTCCTGTAGGAGCAAACAAATGAATTGCAATTGGATTTTGCTTCAAGTGCATGAAGTCACCTCTATTGATTGTGTCTGCCTCAATGTTAATTACAGAGTAAGTTGCATTGAAGTCAACAGCAGACTGAGGGTTGATTTTTGAATCATACCATTCAGTTCTTGAAGTAACACCACTATAACCTTGAGCAAAGAACTCATAGTCATAAACCTGTCTTGGAGTACCAACACCACCAAATGCAGGAGTAGCAACAGTTTTGATAACTGGAGTTTGAGTGTCTAATGGATTAGATTCAACAAACACTGCATCGAAATCAGTATACTCAAAAGTATCAATTCCGTTCCATTTAACAGTTTGAGAAACTAATTTGAAACCAAACTTAGTTGAACCAGTAACAGTTACTTTTCCAGTAGAACCAGATGATAAAGTAGTAGACGTTCCGTTGTAAGGAGAATCTAACTTAACAACAGTTGAACTGATAACGCTAGATACTAAATAAGTAGCATCAGTAGTAGCCGTACCAAAACGAACAACATCACCAACAGCTAAACCATGAGCGCCACCGTAAGTAACATATTTACTTCCTTTAACTACAGTTGCAGTTTGAGCGATATCAACATCAGCACTGTCAGCAACAACACATAAGTCAACGAATCTTCCGTCATTTAAAGACTTGTTAGTTCCGTTTTGAACTCTTGTGTAGAATAACTTTAAGATGTCGTAAGCTAATTCTGATCTTGTAGCAGAAACACCAGTTACAACATTGAATAATTCACGAGTCTGTTTTTGATCGTAAATTCTCTTGTCGTCTAACATTAATACATTTAATGTGTACTCAGTTTCATCAGCAATGTTGATGTTACCAGTAGTACCATTATATCCTAAGTAAACTGTCTTTAAAGTAGGAGCAGCATAAGCAGCAGACTCATATTTAGTAACAGCAGAACCTTGGATTGGAGCAGATAAACGGAAAGTACCGTCACCAGTTCCTTGTGCAACGAAAACTTTACCAGCAGCCGGAATTGAAGCAGCAGCAGAAGCAGTCGTAACAATAGACATATCCTCTTTTAACAAGAATAAGTCACCCTTTTTGATTCCAGGTAGAGTGGTAACACCGTTAGTGTTTGCGCCATCTCCAATACCTACGAAATTAACTCTCGAGAAATTTGACATATATTTAAATTTAGATTACTTATTCAACCAATCCACCTTGGACTGATATTGTCTTTACTCTGTCCGACTGTATTATTTCTATTGCCATAGCAATAGCGGTCTGTATAATTTCTCTGTGTGTATGCTGAGCTAACGAAAACTCAACAACATCTCCACCATAAGTTCCTACATTTACATTTTGAGGATACTTGAAATAAGTTAATTTAACCTTAGGAATTTCAAACGTTCCATCAGATTCTAAAATAATATTATCCCCCTCAAAATACAATATAGGCTCCAAGTCATAAGGCTTATTAAAAGGATCATTTACAATTTCTGTATAATCATCCTGTTGTATTAAGTTTACCTTTGACAAATAAGGCAGGCAGTTTGCCTTTTTAACAACTGCCATAGCCTTATCGTAGATCATATAATTATCTGGCAAGACAACAATATATGAGTGAGTGCCGTAATCATCCACAACTTTAGTAGAGGCAATTTCAGAAGTAACGATAATCTTTCTAAGGTCTTCAGTTCTCTTCTGGCCATATTCGTTACCCGTCTTATAGATGTTATTACCTCCATATCTAGTCTTAATAAAAGACTCTTGAGCATTGCTTAGATGTAGGTCAATAACCTCAGCAGGAAGCTCTGTTATCTGTCCAGAACTCTGCTTATCTATTCCAACAAGGAACTCTATATGTGCTTCTCCTATATTCATTATGGCATAAATTCTTGTGGCTCAACATCAGCAGGGCTACTATCATCAGTAGCTACTTCCTTTTTAAGAGAAGGCTTCTTGTTTGCCGTTCTTGATTTTAATACTTCATTCATTGTTGCTACCGTTTCTTTTGAAGCTTCAATGATTTCATCAGTAACAATCTTAGTTGCTTTCGTTGAAGCTTGCTCTAAGGCAGCTTTAATATACTGTAATGTTCCAGAGTTCTCAGGCTTCATTAAACTAGTAACAGTGTTCTCTAATCCAAACCCTAAAGCCTCTCCATTGAAGTATATTGTGCTATTATCAATATGTGCCTTATCTTTTCTAAGTACACCAAACTGAATAGCTTTAACAACTACAATTTTATATTTCAAAGTCTTATCTGACGCGATAGAGATAAACTTCTTAGTATCTGAATCTATTAGTTTACCTATCATGCCGTCGATAGTATCTATTGCATCCTCTCTTAGGTTTTTAACATTATGTCCAGCTACAGCTAAGATATCAATCATATCATTTACAGATAATGAATTGTAGATCTCTACAGCTTTATTTCTATCTCTGAACGATAACGCTTCATTCTTATGAACTTCTTTCTCTTGATAGATTACAAACAATTTGTTAGGAGATGTGTTTGACTTGTCAATACCATCAGCAACAAGTTTGTGTGCCTTCAAGAATTTAATTGCTAATTCATCATCAGGAATACTCTCGTCAAACTCTCTAGTTTCTCCAGCAAGTAAAACATAGAAATCATCCCAATAAACTGAATTAGGTGCTAAATGTAATTTAGGTAGATTCATCTTCTCCTCTAATACCCTAGCGTCTTCTTCTGTTAACCCGGTAACAGGGTGTCCGTACTTTCCTAGAACTGGCCCGATCTTGTCTGATGCTAAATCAAACTTCTCTTTACCTGCCCAAGTCTTTCTTGTAACTCTTTTTAATTTATACATATTCTTTCTTCTAACTTTTTTCAAATATAAAACAAAGAAAGGACTTTCGCCCTTTCTTTGAGTATTTTTTTATTATTCAGCCATCATGATCAACTCACCACAAGAAGTAGGGTCTTGAACTTGAACACCAAATTCCGCAAGGAAGTGAACATCGTAACCATCTTTACCTGTAGCTCTTGATTGATTAAGAGACTTAGCAACACCTGAATATGGATCAGTAGAACCTGCAACATGCCAGTAAGCCATTTCAGAATCTTTAGAAACAATCTTACGAATGTTAGAAACACCGTCTTTTCTACCGAAGTTTAAGATGGTGAATCTGTAAGACTCTAAAGGTTTCTTAGTAACTGGATGTAATTGTCTGTTACGAATAACATCATCGTAAGGAGCGAATTCTTTAACAGTTAACTTGATACCATTCATGAACTCTACAGTTTTGAAATAACCAGTTAAAACTAACTCAGAACCAGAACCATTGATGAAAGTACCAGAGTTAGTAACAGTAATGTTATTCCCTTTAGCGTATTCACGAATAGCTCTATCAAACTCACGCATACCCATTTTACCAGTTAAGGCAACAAAGTGAGTATCACCACCCCATTGAGTAGCATTGTAAGATAAATCCAATAAGAAATCATCTAACAAGTTGTAAGTCATCTTAGTGTAGAAACGAATGTTAGAAGCTGCAATTTGTTGACGAATACCAGCACCGTGGAAAATTGGTCTTGCATTTTGTCCTTTTAAAGAAACTTCACCTTGAGCGTTTTTATTGTAAACAGAGTAGATCATAGATCTGTCTTGCTCACGATACCACTCACCCATTGCTGTCCACTCAGTTAACTTAGACCACATTTTAGTCTTGTTACCTTGAGCATCTTGCAATTCGATAACCATAACTGCATTATGCGCGTTACGAGTTACGTTGTAAGTCTTACGTAAAGTAGAAATTTGGTTCTTTAATTTGAACGGTGTAGAGAACGCTACGCCTCCTCCTTTGTCAGAATACTCTTCAACAGTAGTGTAGTCTTTAGAGAATCTAGCACCTTTGCTAATCATAGCGATATCAACAAAGTAAGTAGGATCTGGATTATTGTGAACACAAGTATAAACCCATCCTAAACCATCTTGATATGGCTCTTCAACGATATGGTATTGAACTTGGTCGTCAGCAACGATGTTATCGTTAATGTCAAACCATTTCTCTTCCATTACAATTCTGAAACGAGTATTACCGTAACCAGGAGTTCCACTAACAGCGTCAGGAGAATCTTCTAATACATTGATTACTCTCTCAGTTTGAGAATGTAAATCCCAAGTGTACTCACGACCATTGATAGTCTGAGTGTTTTTTAAACCACCAGTTAATAACGAAAGAACGTTATCACCAGCCTTGTAACCATGAGCATAAGATAAGATTGAACCAACCTTATCTGGAGCTGTTAAGTAAGCGTTCGCTAAATGATTAGACTCAACAAGACCTGTAAAATCTCTTGAAGAGTAAATCTGTAGCGGACTAATTTGCTGTTTACCTAAAGACATATATTTAACTTAATTTAATTACTATGACATCCAAGAATCTAGTGCTGACAAACTTCCTTCTGTATCATCTACTCTTGGAGACCTTGAAGAAGGTTTTCTTGAGTTAGAGTCAGTATAGTTGTCAACTTTCTTCTTAAACTTTACTACTTCTTTTGTTTGTGCAACTTTAACCAATTTATCTAAAGTTATCTTATTCTTCTTGATGTAAGCGTATAGAAGATCTGAATCTCCATCTTCATCAATCATTACTTGAGTCTTACCGTCCTTAACAGGCTTCAAGATATAATCTGCTAATGATTCTCTCTCTTCTTTAGAAAGCTCCATTCCAGCAATCTTGTTCTTTGTTAAGATTCTATTTCTATACTCAAGGTTTTCTTTCTCAAACTGTTCTCTTCTAGCTCTCTCTTGATTCTCTAAGTTAGATCTTCTCTCAGCTTCTTTTCTTTCTTGAAGTGAAATCATATTCTTTTGAGAAATCTCTGCTTGTATCTTCTTAATGCCAGCAGCTTCGTAAGCTTTAACAGTTTCAGCTATCTTTTCAGAAGATAAACCCTTAGACTTCAAGTCGTCTTCAATAACATAAGACTGATGCGCATCGTTATCAATATCAATAGTATTATAGTCTACTGTATTGAACACGTCAATCAATCCATCTATTGTAGCGTTATCTTTGTTAGATAGGATATATTTAAATGCTTTAACAATATCTTGGTCAACATTATCATTGCCTTCAAATAGAGAATTAATTCTCTGATTAACTGTATCGTTAATCATTTCATTGAAGCCTTCTTCAGAGTCTTCATACTCTTTAGATTCATCATAATGTAAAACACCTTTCTCAACTAACGCAGACATTGTCTGTCCGAATGTAGATACCGATTCAGGCTCTTCCTCTTTCGGTGTTTCTTGTCCTTCTTCTGGAGTTTCATCCTCTTTAGGCTGAACTTCCTCTTCAGGCTCTTCTTGTTCTTCTTCTGCTATAACAGTATCTCCAGCGAAATCTCCACTAAGATCTGTTACTCCAGAGTTATCTTCAGCTAGTTCCTCTCCCGAAACTAAATCAGATAAGAAATTAAAATCGTCTCCTCCTGTCATATCAATTGTAAATTACGTTTTAATGTTAATTCAATACAAAAGTTGCTGTCATTTTTTTCATGACGGTCAACTTTTGATGCTGTTTTGGGTTATCTTCTTTTTGTGCTATAATTCAATTTTTTATAAAACCCACCGTCTCCAGGTTTAAGTTTTTTTCTTTCAGCAAACATCCCTGTTTCTTTAGTAACGTTATTTTCCATATCATTAGAGTCTGTTGCTTTTTTTTGATTATGATCTATTAATCCATTTTCAGAATACAACCTTGCCATTCTTTTGCTTTTAAATGGAATAAATTCTTTGTTGTCTATTGCATATTTAACTGGATCTTGCCCTGATTCTGGTAGATTAGTTAATTTATCTTCCCCTGGTTTTTGAACTACAGTAGGAAAGGCTAAAGTACTTTTATTAACCCCAGCAGTACCCATTAAATGAGTTTGTTTCTGTCCTGGATTATTTGGATCTTCTATATATGGAGTTTCATTTCCTTTATTGTAATCATCTACTCTTTGAATAAAGTTCATGTTTTTGTTCTCTTCATTTATCCTTTTAAAAAATTTACTATTAGGATTGTCGTTTCTTGAAAACATTTCATTAAACTTCCTCTGATAATTCCCATATTTATCTTTACCATCTCCATCAGTAAACTCATTAAAAGACTCTTTTGCTTTAGTTAGAAATCCTTTCTTCAATTCAGATCCAGGCTCTACAGTTGTATTATCAACTTCAGGTTTAGCTTCAACAGCATTAGGGTCAACGATAGGAGTTGGAGGCCCGGCTGTCTTCTTGCTCTCTGGAGTAGCTGTTTCAACTTCTTTCTTTGCTGTTGTTTTATCAGTCTTTGGAGCTTTAGCAATAGAATCATATATAGCAGCAGCACTAGAAGCTACTTGTGATACCTTAGCCAAATTATGAGCAACCTTGTCCTCAATTTTTGGACCCTGAACAATGGTAGCAGTTGAGCCTTGATGCCAATCAGGCTCAAAGCTCATACCGTACTCCATCTTTCTTTTATTCTTATTAAACTTTATCATAGTTTATTTTTTTCTAGCAGCTTCAGCATTAGTCTTGTTCTTAAGAGCAGTCTTAGCTTTAAGCTTCTCTATCTCCATCTTATTCTCCATCTCCTCTCGCTTAAGCTCTCTATCCTTCTCTTTCTCCTTCTCATTAGAAGTTCTATCCTTCTCTCTCTGTTGAGCTTCACTCGTCTGTCTTGACTTCTCGATAGCTTTATTACCCCATTCAATAACATCAGGGATATTATTCATATTTCTATCTTTCTCTTCATCAAAACCAGAAGCAACAATAGTAGCTTTAAGAATATCATTCTCTCTATCAAGTTGATTCTCCATAGCCTCAAACTCTCTAGCCTCTCTCTTATCTTGTAATTGAGCCTGAACAGCTTGATCTCTTGATTCTCTTTCAGCTTGAGCTTGTTGAGCTTGACTCTGTTCAAGTCTAACCTCTCCATTCTCAATATATTCAATACCTTCAATAAGAGAAGCAGATCTGTATAATTTAGCCAAGTCAGAAAGATTAACCTTACCCTGTTGTAAAGCAGCTTCTGCCAATGCTTCAATGCGCATTTTATTTCTCTTATCTTTAGAGTAGTTAGAGATAAACACTCCAATATCAGAATCCATTAACATCTCTCCGTCAACAAGTAAAGATTGTACTGTATTGTCTTTCGACATATAAGTGAATCTTTTCCCTCCAGCAGTAGTAAACTTAGACATCTCAATATAAGCTGTTAATACAGCTTGTTTAATCTCGTCATGTCTAAAGAAGTAATGCTCAGTAATATAGCCTGAATTAATTAAAGCTGTATTAAGACCAGTAGTAGTTTCATATTGAGAAGTGGAGCCAAGTTGTTGTGGGTTCATTCCGCACACTTGGTCCATCAGGAACTCAATCTTAGCCATAATACCAATATACTGTTGTACTACGTTAGCTAAAGACAAGTCTATACTCTGGAACTGATTAAACCTAGAAACAGAGTTAGGATCTCCATCTCTACCTTCTTCCATTGAGTTAATCCAAGCAATACCAAGGTTATCAAAGTAGTACATCCATTGCTTCATGTCTATACCGTTTGATTTAGGTATCTGAGCCAAGTCAAACACCATCTTCTTACCTTTTGCTTTAGCTATCTCATTTTCAAGTCTTAACCAGATAGTATTATACAACATCTGATACGGAGCAAGTAAATCAACTATACTTGTCGCTTCAGAGTTTAAGTTATTATACAATCCACCAATATAAGGAGACCACACCTCTGTAGGGCTGTCAATCTTTCTCATTTGGTTTCTACAAGGATTAATGTCAACATAGATGTCAGCGCCAATCTTATGTCCCATCCAATATTCTGGCAACCATTGCCACTCTAAAGTAGCCCCAATAGCTTTAAGCTCTTCTGTTAGCTTGAATGAATCATCTACGTCTTCCGTCATTGGCATCCCAGATTCAGGATCAACATACGAAAGATATCCAATCTTCTTCATTGACTTCCACACACAAGTAACAACTCTAATGTTTCCATTGTATCGTTGATTTACATTGTATGTATCTAAATCCTTCATTGTAGCCGCATCATACGCGAATCCAGGGTACATGATATTGTTACTCATTGAGTTAACAATCTCCCCATCATCAAGCATCTTCAGTTGAGCTTCAGTAAGGTATAATCCAAATTCATCTATAACTTCCCCTCTTGACATGAAGCGTTCCTCTCTCTGCCAATCAGATAAGTGAACCCATTCAGTCTCAGGCCCTTTTTCAAACTCAAAGTTTAATGGGTTTACAACCCTTAAAGACGTCCTTCCATTTACCGCCCCAACATAATAAACCTCTTCTGAAGCTATTGCGGCATGGCTGAATCCTTTGTTAAACTTAGCCGGCAATCTATCTGAGTGCATTGCATCTTCAACTATCACTGAAGCGTAATGTTCTCTGATGTCTCTAATTGTTCTGCCGGTGTTCATTTGTTTCTTAAGCTCCTTGAAAGAAAGGATTGAATCCATCTTTTGCTCAATCTCTGGATCATTTGGATCAAGCTGAAAAATAGCCATTAACTTCTGCTGTGTAGTCATTAACAACTCTTGTGTCTGTTGTTCTACCTTAGAGTTAACAACGTGGCCACCAACTCCAACAACATGGTAATCAAACGGTCGCTCTAACTCTTCCCCAACCAATCTATCAACCCTAATCCTTACTAAGTTATAGTCTCTAAGCTTAGAAGGAGAACCTCCAAACTGTCCGCCAAACTTAAAAGGGTCTGTCACATACTTATAATTCTCCTCATTTATTCTGGAGTTCATTAAGTCATAGTTAGCCTGTTTGCTTTGCTTAGATGAACGACCATTCCTCTTCAAAGAGAAAGCCATACCATCAACAGCATCAACACATTGCTCTCTCCATTTGTCAGTCTTCTTTGACAAAGGAAGCATCTGTTGAGGTAAATACCTCTGGATATTAATGTCTGTACTCATTTATTCAAATAGTTTTTCTTCAAGAAAGAAATCCTTTCTAATCTTTTTACCCGAACCTTCCTCTATCTTTATGTAATGATGTTGGAGTCTATTGCATATAAGTAATAAGAACGCTATTACACGGTCAAAGTTACCTGTCTTATTATACGATATCAACTCCTTCAACAAACCAGCAGAGAATATCTTGTTTACTCCAAGAACACCAGCTTCATCTTCTTCATTAAGCCAGTCCCTCGCGTAAATCTCAAGCTCCTCCTTAATCTTGTTTGTCATATGTATGCCGTAATCCCTATCTACATTACTCTTTTCTGTAGCCTTAAGAAATGTAGGCATTTTTGCTAACAAATGTAACGATTTTTTTTGCTTAAAGTGAAACTTCATTGAATTTTTCTCATTCTCGTACAGATTGGTAGCGTTATAATAAGCACACAATCTCCTAACATTCTCATGGTGTTCTTCTGCCCTATCAGGTCTTGCAGTGTATTCAGCAACAATAAACTCCCTCGCGCTGCCGTGTCTAAAGTCGCCAATCTTATAGATAAAAGTAGATCCTAACGAAACTGAGTTAGGAGCCTTGTCTTGGTCATAGGGGTCTGTCGCTGCAATATACATACCATAAGGAATCTCTCCAGGTGCCGGGTGTTCCCATATCTGTACTGAACCAGTGGTATCATCTGTAGATTTCATTGGAAACCCACAAGCTCTTTTCTTGTTATGTAAATCCGGAGACCACTTAACGCCATACGTAGCATTAGGATCCGAAACTAAATCACCTAGTTGTCCATTTACTTGAGGAATATCGCAGTTTTCTACAAACTTCAACTGATCAATTAAGTCTGCAATAGGGAATATGTTACCTCCGGATATTAAGAAAGCTTCAGAAGGCACAATAGGGTTGTTTTGTAGTTCATTATTCAACGGTTCTTTACTTGAACCTGAAGCCAACTTGTCCCTCTTGCTGTCAATATATTTCATTGCCTGTTCCTTCTTAGTGAACAGGTTATTGTCTTTGAAGTCATTCAAGCCTTTATAGTAAGGCAAGAAGTAACCTATCTTCTTTGCTGAGCCTTCAAAAGCATCAGAAAATCCTAAACAGTCAAACTGCTCAGGGTTATAGAATATCTCTTTAAGCTGTTCTGTAGCTCCAGAGATCATTTCACCACCGGTACCAAAAACCCATATAACTCCAAATTTAGAAGAGGAGTTCATGGTATTCTCTTTCAAGGCACCCATGGCATCAATAAGGTTAGACATAAAACCTGCCTCTTCAATAAAGACTAAGTTGTTACGCAAACCGTTACCTGCTGTAGCCTTCTCTTGGAATGTTCTATGTGATATCATAGAACCACTACCCTTCACCTTACCAGTCTTCAAGTCTTTAACACTTGCCAACATATCCTTACCAGGCATCAATGACCCTGAAGTTTCATGCTGGAAAGGAGCCATATAGTACATATCCCCCTCTTCAAAAGAACCATATAGGTTATTATACCCATCAAGGAACTTATCAAGCAAACCCTTGCTATACTTAGCATCAAACGCTCCAACAAGAGAAGAACTTCGTAAAGGCTCCCCTGCTTTTTTAGCATCTACATACTGTTCATATCCTTCAGCTCCATCTGTAATAAAGTTATGACATAACAAAGCCGCAGCAAAGAAAGACTTACCAGTACCCCTGGCCTCAAGGTCAACAACATTCTTAGCTTCGTTCTTATATAAAGGAATACCACTTAGATTGTGGCTATCCCAAAGATAACTCAACGCGTCTACATACTCCTTAAAAGAACCATCTTCTTTAAACACTGTAACATCAAGGAAGTGAAACCTATAGTCTTCTTTTATAGCTTCAAAGTCTCCATTATACTCTTCGTTAAGTTCTTTTACAAGCCTAACACAGGTCTTTTCTTTATCATCACTGAAGCCAGAAAAGCCTTTAGCTACAAGATAGATATAGGCTTTCTCCCATTCATTATCTCGTAGCCAAGGCCTTCCTAATATCTCCTGTTTAGAAAACCTATCTTTCTTAACCTTAATCTTGAAGTGGTTAACATAGAAGTAAAGAACCCCAGGGCAATAATACCCTCCAGCCCACATACCATCAAAGACTCTTCTCTTCTCGTCCTTCCAGTATATCTTGTACTCCATACTTTTAGGATGAAAGATTGGAGCCTCGTTGAAAGTATATAAACTAGGATTTCTCATTCGCTTCTCTCTCTCTTCTTTCTTCTAAACTACCATAACTAAGTCTACATAAAGCAGTGAAGTCCATTTTGTCCCTCTCTTCTTCTGATAACTTATAAAACTCAGGTCTAGCGTGCTTAACACGCCTTCTTAATGTCCACACTCCAAGGCCAGGTAATATTATACTCTTAACCTCTGGATCGTCCATCATCTTAGTTATCAAGTCAAACTGAGCCATAAACACTAAGTCTATATCCTCCGGCTTTAACTTAGTACCATCAGCACTAACTCCACCAAGTCTCTCAATAACTCTCTTATAAATTTTTAATCTTTGCTGTGTTAACA